CTTCGCAAGAAGACTTAACTCGACTACTTCAATCTGGCATGGAAGTTGTAATCGAAGAGTATATTCAAAGAATCGAAAATCAATCTAAAATTATTCTAAATGAAGCTGGAAGTATTCGAAAAGATAGTAACTCAAATTAAGGAGCAACAGGATAAAAGCCGAACTCTGTATCGATTAGGAGTTGACTTGATGGACTATGAGGATTCTTATTGTGCGACTATTACTTTATTACTTAGAGCGTATTATGGAAAGGAGGCAGAGGATTGGATTTCTTGGTTTATTTATGAGAGGGATGACTTAGCCGAAGAGCCAAATCAAGCTTGGGATAAAGACGGTAATCCAATTTGTTATGATATTCCAAGTCTTTGGAAATGTGTTGAGGAAATGAGATGCTCAACTGATTTTGTTGAGTATGGTCTTGAAAAAACTAATCTTGACCTATTTGAATCTATTTTTGGCAGGCCTCATTAATATTTAGTATAATAGCTATATGATACACTCAAATCAAAATAAACTAGTTGATAAGATTAGTCGAATGCATAGATTTAAAAGGCTATCTCAACTACTTGCGCTTCGCATAGCTAAAGCACTTGATCCAACTACAATTAAGTCAAAAAACTTTGATAATAGCGAGCGTGAAGCCGCTAGCGTTTTTAAAAAAATGATTAAATTGTCAAATAGTGAATTGTTAATTAGTCCAGTACTTGGCAAACACTATGTTAAAAATGATGAGAACCATATTTTAATAATAATGGATCAAAACGAACTTACTGTTATTAATCATGTATTTGGTTATAATATTAGTCTTTCACCAAAAACCTATAAAACTTTATACAATGCATTTGTTGGAGAAGTTGAAATACGGCGAAATGAAATGGAAGCTAATTTTAGAAATAATGTCAAACACTCATTAAAAACCTTAATTACTAAAATAGATGAACAAGTTTAATAGATTATTCATAACCGGCGCAAGTATTATTATACTAGCAACAGCACTGGTAGTTACAGGTACAGTCTTTGCTGTATTTAAACCTCAGTCAGCTAAGGTTATATTAGAAGTAGACTCGATCCAGCATGATACAATTAGAATTGAAACTAAGATTGTCATTCACGATACACTAAGGATACCGGCGTCATGTAAAAAAAATCACTGTGATGTAGTTGTAACAAATACTGTTTCAAGTACACCAGACACAATTAAAAAACAAATAGATTAATTATGGAAATAGGATTTGCTGATACATTCTTTGATAGTTTCAAAAGAATGATTAATAGAGAACGCTGGTATTGGAAAACCTGGGATTTTTTCAGATATGATTTACCTAGAGGTTTAAAAAATATGTGGATGTTTCGCAAAGCTGTCTGGAATTATAGATGGTGGAGCGGTCAACACGCAGTATTACCGTTATTACAAGTTGCGCTCCATAATATAGCAATCCGAATTGAAAGAGACGGCATTGAAGAAGAAACCAGCTCAGGTAAAAAGGTTAAAGCTATGAAACGCGCAGCAGAACTTATGCAACATTTTATTGATGATGATTTTATCCAACTGGCTGAGGCTGAATTAGGCGAAACCATACATCATCCATGGGAATTTGAAGATGTTCCAGATAAACCAGGATATTCTCAATTAGTAGATCACGATACGCCGGAAGAACGTGAACATAATCGTAAAGTATTTGCACGATCTCGTGAAATTGAAGAGCAAGAATGGAACGAATTATGTCACCTAATAAAGGGTCAAGATTATTCAAAATTTGAAAAGGATACTAATGGAGATATTGAACATAAAACCGCATGGGACAATTGGCAAAAACAATTTGACGGTAGCGGATTACGCGGCTGGTGGGACTAATAAAATAACTACAATACATATACATGGCAAAACAGAATAGCAAAACCGGCAAAACACCAATGCTTGATTCATTCGGTAAAGATCTTACTCAACTTGCACTAGAGGGCAAATTAGATCCAGTAGTTGGCAGAGAGAAAGAAATACGCAGATGTAGTCAAATCTTGGCTCGTAGAAAGAAAAATAATCCTCTCTTGATTGGGGAACCTGGAGTAGGTAAAACTGCAATCGTTGAAGGTCTTGCTAAAATGATTATTGATAAAACCTGTCCGCGAGTTTTATTTGATAAGAAAATAATAACTCTTGAACTGGCGAATTTAGTAGCAGGTACAAAATATCGAGGTCAGTTTGAAGAGCGCATGGAACAAATAATAGAAGAGGTTCAGGTAAATCCAAATGTTATTCTGTTCATTGATGAAATTCATACCTTAATTGGAGCAGGTTCTGCAAGTGGATCATTAGATGCTGCAAATATCCTAAAACCAGCACTTAGTCGTGGAGAAATTCAGTGTATTGGTGCAACCACACTAGACGAGTTTAGAGGATCAATTGAAAAAGATGGTGCTCTTAGTCGCCGCTTTCAACAGGTAATGGTAAATCCATCTACCCTAGAACAGTCACGCCAGATCATTGAGAATATCAGATCTAAATATGAAGATCATCATTCAGTTAAGTATACTGATGAGGCACTTGATGCATGTGTTGCATATAGTGACCGATATTTACAGGACAGATTTTTACCAGATAAAGCAATTGACTTAATGGACGAAGCTGGTGCAGCAGTTCATATCAATGGAGTAGTTGTGCCAGAAGCAATTAAAAAATTAGAAGAAAAATTTGTTGAGGTAAGTGCTAAAAAACAAAAAGCAGTCGATGCACAACAATACGAAGCGGCTGCAAAACTTAGAGATGATGCTCTTAAAGTAATGAAAGATATTGATGATGAAAAGGTTCAATGGGAAGAGTCGTTAAAGATTAATCGACTAACTGTATCAGAAGAAGATATTGCAAATGTTGTTGCAATTATGACAGGTATACCGGTTACCCGATTAAAAGGTTCGGAGCTTGAACGGTTATCAACAATGGCTAAGTGGTTAAAAGAAAGAGTTATTGGTCAATCTGAAGCCGTGTCTAAATTAACTAAAGCAATTCAACGCTCAAGAGCAGGTCTTAAATCTAAAAATCGGCCAATCGGTACATTCATGTTCCTAGGCCCAACTGGAGTTGGTAAAACCGAATTAGCTAAACAGTTAGCAAAATTTCTGTTTGATACAGATGATTCCCTAATCAGAATTGATATGACTGAATTTGGAGAAAAATTCACATCAACCAAATTAATAGGAGCTCCTCCAGGCTATGTAGGATATGAAGAAGGAGGGCAGTTAACCGAAAAAGTAAAACGCAAACCCTATTCAGTTATCTTATTAGATGAAGTTGAGAAAGCCCATCCAGATATTTTCCATACCCTATTGCAAGTATTAGACGAAGGCCATATGACTGATGGACTTGGCCGAAAAATAGATTTTAAGAATACTGTAATTATTATGACTTCAAATTTAGGAGTTAAGGAATTACAAGATTTTGGTGGAGGTATTGGATTCTCATCATCAACTCCATTTGAACAGCAAAAAGAATTAGCGTCAGGTATTTTAAGAAAAGCGGTTAGTAAACAGTTTGCACCAGAATTTATTAATCGACTAGATGATATTATTATATTTGAGTCCCTAAAGAAAGAGGATGTTGCTCAAATAATTGAAGTTGAATTATTAGATCTTTATTCAAGAGTAAAGGAAAACGGTTATACTGTTGAATTAACGAAGTCAGCAAAAGAATTCTTAATTGAAGCAGGTTACGATCATAAATTTGGAGCTCGTCCATTAAAAAGAGCTATTCAAACTCATGTTGAAGATCTTATAGCTGAAGCATATATTGATGGTAAAATTAAAGATGGAGATCAATTAGTGATTAACCATAAGGCTAAAGATACAAAGTTAACTATTAAATAATGAAGATACTTGTAACTGGCGATCAGGGATTTATCGCAAAAAATCTAATAGGTAAATTAGATAAAAACTTGACGGTTTATGGAATAGACGTTAATGATTTTATGGTGGTTGACGATTGGCAAAGTCAATTAATTGATATTGTTGCAAGCTTATCGCCTGACGTAATATTTCATGTTGGAGCATGTTCTGATACGCTAGAACAGAATGTAAATTACATGATGAATCTTAATTATGAAGCCACTAAAATATTATCTGAATATTGTTATATGGCAAATTGTAAAATGATCTATTCATCATCTGCTGCAAACTATGGGGTTAATGGAAAGAACCCATCTAACCTATATGGCTGGAGCAAATATGCAGCTGAAGATATAGTAAAAGCAAAGGGCGGAATTGCACTTAGATATTTTAATGTGTATGGACCTGGTGAAGAACATAAAGGCAAAATGGCATCAGTTGCATATCAATCATGGTTAAAAAGGCAAGCTGAAGAAAGGGTAATATTGTTTCCAAAGAAACCAACTAGAGATTTTGTTTATGTTGATGATATTGTTTCTGCAAACTTACATGCACTTGAGAATTACGAGCAATTTGCAGGCAATCATTTTGATGTAGGCAGCGGAGAGTCAAGATCTTTTGAAGAAGTTATGCAATTGATGCAAATACCATTTGAATACACTGAGGACTCAATAATTCCTAGCGGATATCAATTTTTTACAATAAGTAACAAAAATGAATGGTTACCTGGCTGGACACCTTTATGGACAATTGATACTGGAGTTCCAGCATATTTAGAATATTTAAAAAAATCAAAAGAAGATGGGTCATCAAATTAAACCAACAGTTTGCAAAGGTTGTGAAGTTCCAAAAGGTTGGGGCAGAGAAATTATAATTGAAAATAATGATAAGTACTGTGGCAAGATTTTACAATTTAACGAAGGTTGTAAATTCTCAATGCACTATCATTTGCTTAAGGATGAAACTTGGTACGTTAACACGGGAGCATTCATATACAGATGGATTGATACTGAAACTGCTGAAGTTCAAGAGCAGACTCTTACGGTAGGCGATGTAGTTCGTCAGTTACCTGGGCAACCTCATCAAATTGAAGCACTATCTGATGGAGAAATATTTGAGGTCTCAACAACTCATATGGATGAAGATTCATATCGCGTGTGGAAAGGCGACAGTCAAAAATAATTTAATAGCATGAAAAAAATTCTTGTAATAGGCGAAGCCTGTATTGACATATTTGAATATGGTAAATGTACCCGACTTAATCCTGAAGCCCCAACTCCAATTTTTCAATCAGATCATATTGAAACCAATGGTGGAATGGCAAGTAATGTATACGGTAATATCAGAAGCATTGCTGGAAATTGGGAAATTGATGTTGATTTTATAGGTCAAGCAAATGGAAAAATTACCAAACACCGATTTGTAGATATTAATTCAAACTATATTCTATTACGGGTAGATAATGATGGACCAGTTGAACCACTTACAATTGGTTCGCTTGATTCGGAAATTTTATATCAAATTACATCCGCTGATATTGTAGTAGTTTCTGACTATAATAAAGGTTTTCTAACTGAAGAAACCTTAGAAAAGATTGCACGCCACGCTAAATTAAGTTTTATTGATACTAAAAAACCTCTAGGCTGGTGGGCTAATGATTTTAATTTTATTAAGATTAATAAAAAAGAGTTTGAGAATCCAGCACACAATAAGGACTTCATTAAGGGTAGTATGGATAAGCTAATTATTACGCTTGGAGCAGAAGGCGCCAAATGGAACGGAACTCAAGTATATCCGCTTAACCCAACTGAAGTAAAGGACGTATCTGGTGCTGGTGATAGCTTTATTGCTGGCTTGGTGGTTGAATATCTAAAAAGTAATGATATTATCCAAGCTATTCAATTTGCTAATGTCTGTGCAGGTATAGCAGTTTCACAAAAGGGCGTAGTTTCAGTAGAGTGTCCAGATAAATAATTAAAAATATCCATACACAATGGGAAAATTTGGTAAAAATAAACTACCTAAGTTCATGAATAAACCTGATGATAGAATAGGTTCAAACCCTCACATCCAAGAGGAACACCAGGATGATGAAATGCAACCAACAATAGTATCTATGTCTGGCCACGGAGATGACCATGCAATGATTGTAATTAGAACTAAAAGCGGCGAAGAATTAGAGCTTCAATTTAATTATGATGGAGAAGGAATGTTAACTGCTCAACACGGTGAACATGAATATTCTATTCCAGTAGAGGTTGAATATGTAGAAACTGAAGAAGTTGATGAAAAACTTAAGGGCAAACAGGTAAAATTAGATAAGAATCATAACGGTAAAATTGATTCAGAAGATTTTAAATTACTTAATAAATCTAAAAAGTCTAAAAAAGATACTGAAGGTAAAGTTGCTGAAACTTTTGAAGGTTTTGTAAATGAGTGCTGGACTCCTATGGAAGAAGGTTACAATCTAGCAATGTCAGAAGAAGCTAAAAGAGCAATAAAAGCACTATGCGAAGAAATGTTAATTCAAGAAGCTCAAAGATGTGATGAAGATGCTGACCCAATGCATACTTACGAAAACTATTTAAACGAATGTGGTTCATATATGACTGAGTGCATGATGGAAGCTGCTGCTAGTATGCCAGTAGAAGAGTCAGAGGAAGACTTAACGGCTAATCAATATTACCCTAACCGAAAATTAAGAGGTTTGGACAGAGAGGCAAAGCTTGCAGCAAATGCAGACTTTGCAAACGATCCAGAAATAGCAAATCCTACTCCTAGAGGAATATATTCATGTAAAAACTGCGGAACTAAATACGATGGTTACCCAGGTCATAAATGCAAAAAGTGCAAAGCAGAAGGAATGTCACAGGATCCAGATAGCCAAAGTAATGAATTAAGGCGCAGACATCCAATACGTGATGAAGACGATACTGCTGGGCTTTATTATTAATAGCTCTAATTATTTTAAATTAAAAGCCCGTTTATCGGGCTTTTTTTATTTAGGCTGGAACGGGAATAAATAATCCTATGGATATGCACAATTCAAAAATGTCATCTGGTGAAGTTACGGTTCCTGCAAGTTCGTTTAATCAACAAACTGACCGGAATATTCAACCCAGCCCTACTGGAATCAGTATGGGTGGAATACCGACATTCTGGTTATCAAGTCAACCTATTTCTAGACGTGATATGACAGCTAACTCAACACCGCTTGGCGCAAACCCAAAGAGCTATAAAGTTCTTAAGTTTGAGGAATTCCATTCTGGTAAATACCAAGGCGATCCAGAAATTGATAAATAACAAAAAACAATTACTATGAGTAACAAAATTTTAAATTTCAAAGACTTTAAAACTGGTGGAAAACTTAGTGACCCAAAAACTGCAACTAGCGTAAAAGCAGCAGATCCAGTTAAAAAGGAAAAGTCAATAGACCAAGTAAAAAGAGCTGACTTAACTCATCCTAAAATTACCGTGCCTGACTATTCAAAAACAGTCAAGACTCCAGTAATGGAAGGTGTAATTGAAGATACTCAAGTTAAAATTGATGATCTTAAACTGCAATTATCTAAATTAAGCCAGACTGATGCAACATATTTACAAAAGAAAAGGGATATGGATGCTCAAATTGCAACATTAACTAAGGCTAGTGAAGATGCTGCGAAAGTAGCAACTACTGCAACAAAATAAAAAAATTAACTAAATGACTTTAGACGAATTAATATTAGATGTACAGAATGAATTGACATTTGCTAAAGCATTGCCGTATTCAATTCCTGAACAAGAGATTAAGCGTATTATTACAATCGCTGAAAGATATTTTTACGATAACTGGAAACATGCAGTTGAGCCAAGATATTTACTAATACCGAATAACGTATTTACAAATCCAGCATTTAAAGTTGACCGTTCAATTCAATTACCTGATTGTGTAGGATTTGTACATAATGTAATGGAAGCAAAGGGTGGAGCATCAATGTTTGGGACAATGGATTTAGACTTTGCGGATAATAAATTTATTGGATCAGAAATGTTCCTAACTCCATTTATTGGAGAGTCAATTATGTATCGTACTGTTATATTTTCTTTTCTAGACCTGGTTAAAGGTTTTACAATTGATACATTTGCATACGACTATAATAAAAATACCCGAAAATTAGCAATTCTTGGAAGAACTCCAAAGGGTTCTCAAATGGTAGTTCATATTGCTAAAAAGATTCCAGCTGATGATCTATACAATGATGAGGTATTTCAAAGATACGTTAGAGCAAAAGCTAAATTGAGACTTGGTGATCTACTTACAACCTTTGACTATAATTTACCAGGTGGAATAAAACCTAATTATGCAAACTTAGTAACCAAAGCCGAAGCTGAATTAGCTGGAGTTATGGAGATGATGAAAACTGAAAATACTGCCGACTTCTTGTACTTTGCAAGATGGTAATTAATATATGATTCAACCAGTAGGAAAAGACCTTTATTTAAGAGCACCAGGCGATCCAAATTATCAAGAAGGGGTATTTGAATCAAATGACTCGATTGAAAATGCGCTTCAGCAGGTACGTATGGTATTACTAACCAGACCAGGTGAAGTATTAGGTGAAGATATTGGATTTAATGCTGAAAAATATCTTTTTGAATTTGAATTTTCAAGTCTTGAACCTATGGAAAAAGATGCAAATGACCAAATTAATGAATATGTGCTTTTTTCTAAACCGTATAAGATAACTGCTGCTGGATTTACAATGGAAGATATTGGTGATCCATATAAAGTTGGATTGGGCCTAGATATTAAAGTAGATGGTAAATCTGCATTTGCAACAATGTTTGACCTTTAATTACTGGTTAGACCTAATAAAAAAGCGAAGAGTTATCTTCGCTTTTCTTGTTTATATTAAAATGTAATAATTGGTTATAGGTCCCAATCAGTTGATGCCGGAACAGTGAAGTAGCTGGTACCATCAAAGTTAACACTACCTCCACCGCTTGTGAATGGAGAGTCTGAACTCCAAGCAGCTGAACCAACATTGGTAATTGTTCGAGCAAACGTAGATGAATCAGTTGTTAAACTTCCACTAGCTGTTGCAAGTATTAAGAATTTAGTATCATCAACCGCGGTTAATGGAGAAGTTGGAACGCTGAATGACGATCCAGAATAAAGAGATCGAGCAGTCCATCTAAAGTTAGTCATTTTACCTTTAACTTGACTATCTGGCCCTGGCTCTGCTCCAATATATAAAACATTAGAATTAGACGGAATTGCGGCATTCCATGTTCCAGTTGCTTCACGTGTACCATTTATATAAAGTGAAAGACTTCCGTTTGATCGAGTTACTGCCATATGATGCCATGTATTAGTAGCTAGAGCTAATGAGCCTTTATCAACTTTATAACCTCCGCCAGTCCACCAATAAACGTGACCTCCAGTTTGTTCAATTGAAACGGCATTTGGTGCAGGGAATGCTCCCAATGAATATGGTCGTGGATGTCCAGTAGGAGTAGCCCAACTTGTAACTTTAATCCACCATTCAATTGTAAAGTCAATACCCGGTACACTAGTTGTAGTTGTTGTAGTTGCAGCAGCTGTTGTAGTTGTTGTAGTAGGAGCAGCGGTTGTAGTTGTGGTAGTAGGAGCAGCGGTTGTAGTTGTGGTAGTCGGAGCAGCGGTTGTAGTTGTTGTAGTTATTTGTCCACCTCCACCACCAGCAGCGGCCGCTGCATTTGCAGCTTGATTACCAGCCTGACGGGCTTCCATTATATGTTTATTAATTGCAAGTTCTCGCATTTCTTCTTCATATTTAAGACGAGCCACTTTTTGATCAGGAGTTTCTTCACCCCAGTTAATAAATTTATCCATTCGATAGTAGTATTTTTAATTAGAGTTATTTATTTTGACCGCTAATCCAAGTTTCAAAATCAGTCTCAGGTTTCCAAGATAATATTGAATCTGCTCTATCAATATTTGCAAGACTTGCCTTTGGTTCAAGCCTAAAACCAATCGATTCAGTCTTTCCGCCTAGCATCGCTGCAATTTGATTAACGCTAAGAGATTTTCCTGAGCCTATATTAATAACTGAGTGCAGAAATTTAGATGACATTGCTAAAAAGTTAGCTATGGCAACGTCTTTAACGTGAATAAAGTCTCTGGTTTGATTACCGTCATTTACAATCGGTAATTTTTTACCGAGTTTAGAATTTTCTAAAAAGATTGGAATAATCGACCGGTATGAACTTTTTGGATTGGTTCTTTCTCCAAATACATTAAAATATCTTAAACAGGTTGTAACTATTCCATAATTATGCGAATATAACTTACAATACTGTTCACCAACTTGTTTACTTAAAGCATATGGTGAAATTGGATCAGGTTCAACTTGTTCAGAAGTAGGCGTAATCAAAGTATTTCCATATACTGAGCTTGATGAACTAAATACGAATTTTTTAACCTCAGCGATTCTGCATGCTTCAAGCATATTAACTGTACCAGTAATATTAACTTGGTTATAAGGTTTAGGATCCTCTAATGATCCCTGTACTGAGGTTAATGCTGCTAAATGGAATACACATTCAGAACCTTTAATGATGGTAGCAATCTTCTTGGGATCATCTGCAATATCATAGACCCTAAGATCAACTTTGCCCTTAGGTAAATTTGAACGTTTTCCACTAGACAAATCGTCTATTACGGTTACTACATAACCTTCCTGTAAGAGAAGATCAACTAGGTGAGAGCCGATAAAACCTGCTCCACCAGTTACTGTTACTTTTTGAGTCATCTATATTAAAATTAAAGTTGTCCTTTAGTTCCAACTTCAGAAGAGGTTTCACCAGTTGGGGCAGTTTCTCCAGCTGGAGCAGCAGGTGCTCCACCACCAGCAGCAGCAGCTCCACCTCCACCAGCCGCAGCTTCTGCTGCTTGGCCAAAGGCAGCTAAGTAATTACGATTCTTGTCAATATCTTCATCACTTAGTTTTAAGTATTCCTTAATTAGGTACTCTGTTGAGAAATACGGTTTGTTTTCATCGTCAACTACAGCTTTCATTGAATTTAAGGTTGCAAGACGCTTATTCAATAATTCTTGATTCTTGATTTCTTCAAACACATTATCATCATGCCATACCATACCAACGGCATTTGCAAATTTGTGATCGGCTTTAAGATCTTTAACATCCAAACACATTTGTAAATAAAGAGGTTTTGTAATAAGTTCTTTATAGGCAGAGCGTAACCGTTTTACAAATTTATTGTATCTAATCTCTTCGCGTGAAATACCTTCAGCATTCATAGTATATGCACCTTGACCTTCAGACCAACGTGAATAAGGTAATTTAGAATCAAGCTTTAATTTATCATGAAAGTACTTTAATAATTCTGAACCTGATAAATTTGGTCCAGGATATTCAAGTGCTTCAATCTCAATTTTCTCTCCACGATCATTTACTGGAAGAACGTAATTTTTATAGAATAGAATATTAGGTTTTCCATCAACACTTAATTCTCCAGTAGAACCGTCAAATGAAATATCTTCTTTTAGGGTATTTGTAAATTCCCTAACGTCTTCTTTTGCTTTTTGCATTGATTTTGTTCCAACTGGCACGGTAGTCTTTAAGCGGATTGGCGCATTCATTGTATGCCAAATAACTTTAGAGTGTTCAATTAAACGAAGTAGATTAAATGATCTAACTAGACGTTCAACAAAACTTACCCGCTTTGTTCTGAATTCATTTGAGTATGAAATATAGATTATTTGAGAGTCAGTTAATGTGCGATTCATTTTATTTAATGGATCACGCTGTGCCCATTGTAGATAAATCAAACCTGCCGCATCTTTTTTAACTTCAGGATAAAGAGTAGATGGATCTAATTCTTTAAATCCAATAATATCTTTTGGATTTGTTAAGTTATCATAAATAATCTCAAAAGCCAAATGGCCCTCAATTAACCATTGATAAAAATACTGCCATGCAGAAATACCACGATCAAAACTCCAAGCACTATAAATCTTTTCAAAATTTTCACGATACTTATCAATTACCTTTTCTTGGTAGTTAAGACGTTCTTCTTTATTTTTACCTCGATAGTTAATTTCTCCAAGTAAGTCATTTGGATAACAGAATCGGTTATCTTCATCATATACAATTGCATCATCAGTAATTGTCTCAATTATAAACTCAATTTCACCGTTTGATGCAAGATCACGAAGACGTTCTCTTTTTTGAACATAATCTAATTGAAAAAATGCAATTGATTTGTTTTTTAATGATGAAGTTGTATCAGATAAGGCAAGGGTTGCTCTCATTAGATCATCGCCCATTGCATTATTAAAGCCAGTCATCTGACCTTCAATATAACCAATTGCTTGAGAGTTTTTTACCAAAAGGTCATCGTACTTCATACCAAAACGGCTTAGAGCGGTTAAACCTGATCTAAGGCCTCTTAATGGGTTACTATCTAAAAATCCTGCCATTTATTTGTTTTATTTTATTTCAAAGAGTGAAAAACTTGATCTTGCTGATATCATTTCATCAGTTGAATAGTTTGCTAGGTGTAATTTAGGCACATCATTCCAATCTATTAATGACAAATTTCTCATCTTTTCTCTATTGTATTTATTCACCAGAAGATTGAATTTAATATCGGGTAAACCAGATACAGCTTTAATAAAGTCTAAGTTAACTCTATAAAAGGCAGAAAGTTCACTCATTCTGAGCCGTTTATCAATATCAATCAAGGTTCCATCTGAATAGCATTTATCAAGCAAATTTGCAACCTGCTTAAGATACGTTCGGATAAACTTTTTACGTAAAGGTTGTGACATTAACTTGACATTTAAGCCAAATCCATCAGTACTTAGTGCCAAAAAGATTGGCCGATTATCGTAAAATGGCTTTTTAACTTTTGGATACCGTTCAATTAGTGAATCTTCTCTAGTTGATGGGTTCTTCATCATTTCATATTCGTCAAACGTTGGAACCTGATCAGGCCCAATTGGGTCAAGCTCTATGTGAGTATAAAAATGCCCAGGCATTAAATAGGTCTTTGATGTATTTGTATTTGAACCGAATATATGATTTGGATTTGGACTAAACTCTGGGTCTGTTCCATTTTGATAAAAGTCCTTTAATTTCTCTAATTGATTCATTTATATCTTTTATATTGATTTGAACAGAAAGTTTTCGGTTATTATGCCAAATTTTAAACCTCTTACTGATGCAAACTCTTTAGCTGCTTCAAATTTAGCCTGGTTCACAATATATTGTTTTGCAGCATATACATAATTAGCAGTTTGTTTGTCAGTCATTCTGGCTGGAGCAGTTGGCGGTTTTGTATACTTATCAGGTTTTACTTCAATTAAGTATTTTGATTCAAGACCGCTTGCATCTTTAACTATAATTAAGAAATCAATATAATATGTGTGAGCTCGTTTATCTAATGGCGAGTAATATGGAATTCCAATTGGTTCACTTGCGTATTTTATAACGGTTGGGCTGCTATCACACCATTTTAGGAACTTAAATTCCCATGAACTTCTAAACACAATATTATTGGGATCACCTAAATATTTCTCTGGTTGTGCAGGTTTAAAATAACCCTGTCTAATTTTACCTGCTCTAGGTTTTAGGAAGTCTTGAATCTTCTTTGGTTCTTTAGGTTTCATATAGTTATTTATAGGTACGCCATGTCAAACACGGAATCGCTAAAATAACTGTTGAGCCAAAGGTTAAAGTCTTTAAGTGAATATTGGGAATCCCTATCATGTATATAGCAGAATAGGTCATTAATGTCTTTGACTTTATTTAATGAAACTTGGTCATCAACCGAACTAAATTTTCTTTTTAGGTCGCCAATTGCTTTATTCCATAAAAATACGGAATATCCTTGTTTAATAAAGTTCATCATTTGGGTTTTACCAGCCTTGTCTCGGTCAAATAAGACTTGAGTTGCGCCTTTTGCTCCAAGATTAGAAAAAATACTTCGGGCCTTTGATGCTCCAGAGGTTGCAATTGCATTATCTACAAATAGAGAGTCAAATTGGCCCTCAGTCATTCGGATAGGTTTACTAAAATCAATATTTAAGATATTAAAATAATTATTTAGAAAATTAGCATCCTCTACTAATTCTTTGGTTAAACCCCTTTGTGAAAATATTTGAGAAAGATCAGTATATGATTTAATAATATATTTACGCTCAGTATTTGGATCAAGATTACGAATTGAAAATCCTAATAACCTACCAGATCGCTTGTCAAAATTAAAAATATAAACCTTATTATCAGAGGAGTCAGTATAGAGGCAATCTCCAAAATCTTCAATTAAGTTAAGTCCTCTACCTTTTATGTATTGGTATGCAGTAGAAGTTTCATCAACTAAGTCAAGTCTTTTTAACGAAAACCTGTTAATTACATCAGTTATTTTAACTAATTGTGAAGTATCAGAAGTTAGGAATCGGATTAATTGATTCTCGGTTCGCTTTGACTGAACAGGTTTGTACTCATCCTCTAAAATAAAACTTGGCAACATTATTCCATGCTGCTTGCTCATTCGCGCTACAAATTCTCCAACTGTCATGTATGCCATGCAGCCATCGTTAAAACATTTGTAGGCTCCAGTATCTAAATATAGATTACCACGCTTCTTAGCAACTTTTTTATCAGAGTCACCGCAAATTGGACATGCAAAATTTAATTTACGGCCAGTATCACCATCAATTTTTTGTTTTTCTGGCACATCATGGAATCTCTTACGCAGAAGAGTTTCAATGAATGCGGTTATTTCTTCAATCTTCATTAGTTACGGCTACTGCCTTTACTGGTTTGGGTTTAATTGCGTTTTTATAAGCCTTTTCTAAATCGTATCCCATTTTAGAATAGTCTTTGCCAGTTTTAACGGCTTTTTCGTATTTGTCAGTCTGTAACCATACTCTTCCATCTGGTGAATTAATTTCAGTCCAACCATTCTCTGCTAAATAGGCTTCCATAACTTCTTGTGGAATTGCAAATGGATCTTCAACTTCAATGCCTAACTTCTTTGCAACTCTGTCTCTATATTTAGCAAGCTCGTGTTTTGGAACAATTACTGTAGTTAAGCCATATTTAGAAATAGCTGAAATATAGGTTGTAAATAATTCTGGCGGTACTTGTAAATCCGGATTACCAATAAACGTTTGGCAACTTTCTGGAATTTCACAATATTCTAAAGTTTCAGTATTTACTGAATATAGTGGGAATGTTTCTTCTGGCGTAAAATCTTTGCTGCGACTTCTTGATTTAACTACTTCAATTTTTCGGGTTAATTTTGGAGTTAACTCAGTAAATCCAATTGCAACCAATAATTTATTGATTGGCTCAATAATTAATCTAAAGAATTGCTGATCGCGATCCATAGGTACTGCAATTTCTTCAGGATAAGAACCTGGAGCATAGGCAAAAATATCAAAGTTATATGCATTCTGTGCTGCATAATAAAATTTAATTTTTGAACCACTGCGAATTAGTGGATACTTTTGATTGTTTGTTGATTTAATTAAGTGATTATGATAGGCAACTGCTCTACCGTAAATTGGCATTCCAGTTTCTAATACTAGTGGAACTAAACTTTTTAGGTACTCTTCATAAACTCTAACTGAGAAGTTAAATGCAATTTCTTCAACTGGTAAAGCATCGCATTCAGTTTTTAGTGTTGCCAGTTTTGGAATAAGATCACCTTCTAAGTCAATATTATAGCCAATATCAAGTAGATAGGAATAAAGTGTTTGTAAATGTTGTCTTGCCCAAACTGGATATGAGGCTTGAATTGCCTCAAGCCCTTTAATAATTAATGACTCTTTATCTAAAAGGCGTTCGTGCTTATTATCTTTATACGAAACTTTTAAAATATATTTTTTCTTAGCTAACCAAATTCCAGATCTAGATAAATTTTCAAGTTCAAAATTTTGGCGGTTATCTGTATTAAAGTGAACTGCGTATTTTTCAAACGCTTGTTCAAAATAATTTTTAAGTCGATTACGATTAATTGCCAAACAAAATTCAAGAGATTGAGTATCAGTTAATTCAAAATCTTCAATTGAGCGTATTGCATAATCAAAGCACACATAAACTGAATCGGTATCAGTATACACAGCTGCTTCTTTCTCAATTTGATTGATTGTTTTACCTGAAATACCTAATTTCTCATGCAATTCTGTGTCAAGGTGCCACTTTTGTTGGAAATAGTGGTTGATTGCCTTGATTGAAAATTTAATTAAGTCTTGGCCTTGTAAAGTAATAGACTGCGCTATTTCGTTATTATGAAAATAGAAATACTTATTACCAAATGCACCATAAAATGAGTTAATCAAGATCTTGATTGCATTTTGTTTTAAATCAAGTGACTTTATTTGTTGTTCTAGTTGTTTTGACATATCGTGTTATACTTGGCTTTGCATATTTTGGTTTAATATACTAATAAATAACCTAAAAGTTAAGGAACGGTGAAAGAAATCACTAAAGACGAACGCTTGATTACTCAAACTTATCCATTTTTGGTAAATTTCCCATTTAGGGATGAATTTACTATGGAAATTGCAAACTCTCCGGTTCTTGCAGCAATGTTTGATGATGAATTTGAACCGGTTAGAACCTCTAAATCACCAGTTGTAATTGATTTTATTCATAATGGTAGCCCAATAAAGTCAAAAATTTCAATATTTAAAGAAGACTTACTGTGGATAGATGAAGTTGCTAGCTCTGTTAAAAAACTTGATAAAATATCAAAACAAATAGATCGTGGACTAAAGTCAAAGGATCTATTGGTAAAACGCAATATTTCAATTGAAACTGATGAATGGTTGACTGGTGTAGCTGATCCAAAGAGCGCATTAAGTAAAGAAGTTTTTAATGAAGTACTTGGAAGCCTTGTATCAAATCAACCCGTTGCAAAGGTTAGTGAACTTGTAACTACCATCAATAAGCTATATTTAAAAAAGGGAATAATTAAATTATCTCAAACTGATGCAAATTTAATATTTACGTTTATTCATTTTAGATTAATTTATGCAAAGCTTATTTTGGGAATTGTTATCTCATCAAAAATATCAATATAACAAATGGAGCAGCTAAATCAATTTATTGAATATCTTTATACAGTTGAAGAAAATTCGTCCTCCTTAAACCAAGAGCAGGTAAAAAAACTTCAAATGATTCAGTCAAAGGTTACTGAGATTGTAAATAAAGTTGAATCTATTGCAACAAATGCAGTCAATCAATTACAAACGGCTCCCCAACCTCAACTAGAATTACAGTTAGCTGAAAATTCAGTATTTAGATTTGGTGAATTTATTGAAATTAATGAGAAAATTGTACAACGAGGTAAAAACTGGGTTGTTATGAATAAAAAAGGTACTAAAGTTTTAGGTACACATCCAACCAGAGAAAAAGCAGTTAAGCAGTTACAAGCAATTGAAATAAGTAAAGCTGGCCGCTAATGAAATTACAAAGATTCCAACAGTTTATTAATGAGGCCAGGCACTGGTCAGAGGAGCCGTTTTTATATGGCAGATACGCAGAGGTGTTTACTGATTTTGGTTTTGAAGCAGATATTCCTGACTTGATTCATGCAGTTGAACAAAAATGGACGGACTTAAAGAATAGCTATTGGTGGAATCGAGAGCAATGGCGTAAAGATCATTTTGCACTTGATGTAAAGGTACACTCTTGGCCAGAGGCTGATACTGTTAGAGAAATACTAGGAGAACCTGATATGCCAGAAGAGGCAATTGATGATGAATGGTGGGTATGGATGAATGACACACGTGAAGGATTTGTTGACGACCTGTTTAGCCTCTATCCATGGATTGATGATATTAATTGGGGAGGTAAAAGCGGCGGCTGGTTATTATTAGCACCACCATTTGATGATGAATCTACCCGAAATGATATTGAAGAGCGATGTGACGAATATAATAGTGAAAAGCAAGACCTAAAGGAAAATGGAGATTGGGAAAAGGCTGTGGCTATTGAAAATAATCCAAATTTTCAAAGATTAAAACAATTAGGAATAGCAAATGAACATAGCGACCTTATTGTGCTAGTCTCGCAGATTGAAGGATTTAAAAACAATTTAACTGGAACTATTGAACAATTAACACAATGGGAATCTGATATGGAAGCAATACAAGCTAGAGTTGGTAAATTTGAAGATAATGCAGAAGAATATTTTTATGCATGGTTAAGAAGTAGAGAAGATTAAAGATATACGGACTTAGGACCGTAATAGCCTCGGCTATTTGAACCTCTCGATATCGCTATCCGAGAGGTTCTTCGTTTTTATCGACCAATAAATTTAGTAAGATCAAATCTGTGTTTGCTGACAATAAATTTCTCTTTAAGATAAATGGTTTCTCTGGCTTTTCCATGTTTTACAATATAGCCATCAAGATCATCAATTAAATCGTATACGGTAACTTCATGTTTTCCAGCAAGCTTACGCATACCTCGACCAATTGCTTGACGAATTGTAACTTCTGATTTATAGCTCTCAGCAAAAATAATTTGGTTAACCCGCTTTAGGTCAATACCAGTTGCAAAAGTACCATAACTTGCAACAATGACTGCTCCAACTTCTCGTTCCATCGCCTCTTTATAATCAGCACGATCTCCGCCATCAACTCCACCGTCTATATAATATGCATGTTCATTCCACTCTTTTATTTTATCGCAAATTCTTTGACCGTATTGGTCCTTTACATTAATGAATAGGATTAAGGTATTACCTCCAAGTTTTTGGACAAATGAAGAAATAAACTCAATTCTGGGTTCGTATGAAATAATAAATGCACGTTCTGCATCAAATAAGTCCTTACCAGCTTTACCTGATTCCCTAAGTGCTTTATATTCTCTAACAAATGGCTCGGTTATTGGATAGTCTAGGTTAACCATTTTAATATAGACATTTGGCGAGTGCTCTTGATCAATTAAGAAACTTGACTTAAGAGTCATACTTAATGGACCTAAAAATTCTTGAATCTTAAAAAAATCTGAATACTGTTCTTCAATTTTAATTGTACCAGAGAGTCCAAGTTTATATTCAACATTAGTTGATGCCAACAAAATATCTTTAATTGAAGCGCCTCTTGAGGTATGGCACTCGTCTATACAAATAACTGAAAATCGTTTAAAAAATTCAGGTTCTTTATTTTTTAAACTTTGATATGTAGAAATAACCAAGTCAGCCTCTTCAAATTTCTCTTCAGAATACTTGTTTTGACCACCAACTGATAGCACTGAATAATTCATTAGGCCAGTATGGTAATCCTTTTCAAATTTCTCGGCAGTTTGGCCGACTAGTGAAATATTAGGAACTACAATTAGGGCTTTTTTATCTTTAGTGATAATTCCTTTACGTTTTAGGAAAGAGATATAAATGTATAGGATTAGGGTTTTACCAGCAGAGGTTGCAAGTTCCTGAGAACAGAATTTATATTTTAAGGCTCGATGAGCTGCTTCAAGTTGATAATCATATGCCGTAATTGATAAACCGTCTAATAGTACAGATGCAAATTTATCTAATTGGTCCTTGGTAAATGATAGGTTAAGTAGATCCTCTAAGCCTTCAATGTTTATTTCGTAATCGTATTTCTTGCCGAAATTAATAATTTCCTTCCATAAACCAACACCAATCTTAAAATCCTTATCGATAAATTTATCATAACCATCCCATAATTTTCGTTTGTATAGCTTATTAAAATGATAGCCTTTTTGTCTCTTCCTAAAATAAAGTTGCAGGTCCTTAAGCTCGCGCTTCATTTCGTGCTTAACTAATTGTAGGTGCTGACGGTCATCCGTTAATTTAAAAGTTAACAAAGTATTTGGTAATTTTAATGCCCATCCAATAGTTTTTGGACATCTAGTCGTGTTTTTATTCCAAATAGAACAGCGTCAGTTGTTTTAATTGATTCTGCATAAAATGCAATTTGATTCTCAATCTGTTCTAATTTTTCTTTGATTGTTGCAGTTTTACCGTCAACTATCGTATTCTTTTCATTGGTACCATATCGGATTTGATGATTCTTTGAAGCATCAACCCATTCTTCACCTTTCTTTTCTCGATACGTCTTTTTTAATTGAGTAAAGTGCTCAATTAGAGTGTGGTTTTCTTCTAATAATCGCTGGCGTAGACTTAGGAAGGTAACTTGAGCTTCCGGTATCTTTCGGATATTCTCAAGTAATTTGATTCCAATATAAATTTCTCCAGAAAAAGATTCTCTCTTTTCTCTGAATACTTCAGCAATTGTTCTTTTTTGGGGAGTTTGTTCTTCCATCTAAATATTCTATCAAAAAGCTTAGTTAAGTTTTAACTAACGAAAGAATAATATACTCCTTCTATTTGATAAAAGTCAGATAAAAAGTCAGTAATTGTGGTACTTGCGTAAATTGTATTACCAAGTGGATGGTTATCGCCATTTTTATAGAATACGGATACTCCGCCATCATACAGACACACGACTGAATCTAAATTATAGTGCTTTATTGAACCCTTTGCCATGTTCTTAAATTCATCGTCTGTCACTTCAGTACCATGATTAGTAACAAAGATACTTGGAAAACTACGTTTCATTCGGTAACCTGAACCTTCAATTGAGTGTATAACTTGTAGAACATAACTTAATTTGCCATAGGAATCAAGGTCAGCTAAGACTTTATTGTATTGATCTGGATCGGTAAAGTTGTAAACAACGAACGGCCTCTGGTTTTGCACACAATCTCTAACCAGGTTGTACCTGTTTCCATTGTATTCTCTGGTATGTCGTATTGATCTGCTCATTATTTAGTATATTAGATAAAACTACTAGGTTATTTATCAGTAAAATATTCCATGGAAAAAGGACAACACATTAATATATTTGATTTCGATGAAACCTTATTTAGGGTTCCTGGTTATACATGTAGTGAAGCTAAAGGAAAGAGCCCATACGAATGGTTTGACTCAGCTGAATCACTTGACCAAAAGTTTAATATTTGCGGTATTGCTAATACAATTGAGCATGCTAGAGCAGATGGTTTGAATTATTTGATAACTCATAGAGTTAAAGCATGTCAACCTAAAGTTCTAGATCTACTTTCAGAGTATAAGATTAGGTTTGAAAAGACCTATTTTTTAGGAAGAGAAGGCGATAAAGCAGAGATTGCAATTGACTTAATTAGAGAAACTGAGGCTGATTCAATTACAATATACGAAGATTCTCTTTGGGAAATTATCAAATATACTTCATGGTTCTTAGATGCAGGGCTTACCATCGATATTAATTTTATTTTTATTGATAAAAGTCGAGTAATTACAATAGATTGGGATACGGCCCGATCCCTAGAAGAATTTTCAATAACAGAAAGATTAAAATTAATATGATATTATTTGTAGAAGGCGCCAGACACTGTGGCAAAACATTCTTAATTAACAAATTTATAGAAAACTGTAATGATCCACGGCTTGAATATTATAAATTCTATTTTGCTGATCACATTAAAACTCTAGATTTAGTAGAGTTAGATAGTGATCCAAGTTTACACTATTTCAGTTTAGGCAACATTATGACCATTATGGAAATGAATCTTAGACCTGAATACAAAGATAAAATTTGGATATTTGACAGAGCAATCATATCTGCTTATACTTGGGCAATCCTAAGAAAAAGAGTAAGCCGAAATAAAGCTGAGCTTGAATTTTTAAAGTTACTAAATACTACCCTATATTCAAATTCCAAGACACTAGTGGTTAGTGTAGCTGGCCAAACCGGCGATTCAAATCGAGTTAAAGATACTTGGGATGGAGCTCATTCAACAACAGAAGAACAACAGTTAATGGCTCATTTACTTGAGTTAGCAGTGACTGAATTAACGGATTCAGCCAAAAATAACAAACTAAGCATTGTTTTTAATAGTTTTGATGAAGCCTCAGTCAATTCCTTTAATCAAGAGTGCTATGCATTATTAGGAATAGAGCCTAATAAATAACCAATATGGCAGGATTATCGCACTTACGAGATGTTTATGAAAAACGTGGAAAAGAATTTTTAGAAAATCTTCTTAATAAAACAGTTATCATTAATGAAAAAAATGATGGTGCCTATTTTGGTGCCAAACGGGATGCAAAACAAAATAACTTTAACTTCTTTAAAAAAGACAGTAAAATTGGTTACATCGACCGAGTTCTTAGTAAGTACTACGAGCCGGGTATTAGACATTTTGAAAGTATTGGGGGTAATTTAACCTCAATACCTGAAAATTATGTATTTGGAATGGACTACAATCCTTCTAAAGAGGTACCACTAACTCTAAGTCATATTAAAGTGCTTGATGAAAATTATCAAACCTCTAAACTTATTCACGATAAAACTGAATTAGATAAATGGGCTGGAGTACTTGGAGTTAACTCACCAACTATTATATTTCAAGGAAAATTAAATGATGAGCAAAAGGTAAAAATTCAAGAATTTATATTTACAAACTTGCCAATGCTTGCTGAGAAATTTAAAACTCAATCATTTAGCAAACATATCCTATCTGTATTAAATCCAGTAGTTGATGAAAATGCTCAACCTGAATTAAGTGATAGAGAAATTAGTGAAATTGTATTTAGGTTCTTTGATGAAGAGGATCCAATTGGCGATTCGTCTACTTTAGCAAAGATTATTGATCCAGTATTTTATGATAATGCAAAGAACCTACCTCAGGAAAAGGTTCAAAAGAAAAGCGATGATTATGTTTGGATCATTGTTACTGACTTAATGAATTTTATTGAAAGTTACCGCATGTCTGATCTTAGAAGTTTTACAATTTCTGGAGAAACAGCGGATGAGCGATTTATTTCATTAATTAATCACCTTTTTATTGAGTTCATTAAGGAATATGGAGATAAATTTAATGATTTAGAAATTCAAATACCCCAGTTTTTAACTAGACCTGAATTTGATATTAATCCAGAACTAATCAATGACCCAACTGTAATTGATATACTTAGTAAGAATCCAAACTACAAAGAAATTTACAGAATATTCATTAATATTTTTAGAAAAAAGAAAATCAAAGTTAATTCAACTCTATTTACTGATGCAATGAAAACTAATTTAATTGATCAAATTGACAAACTTTCAAAAGTTGCAATGGGTGATCAATTATTTGAAAATTATTTTCCATCATTTAGTGAATTTGTTGGAGACGATAAGGTTCCTGGATATTTTGAAACATATGATGTTGCTGAAAACGAAGAACGTAAAGTAAAAAAAGTTAATCTATTAGTATCGGATTTTCAACCAATACACAAAGGTCATCTTAAAAGTGCAAAATTGTTAACTGAAAAAAATGGGCTACCTACTCTATTTGTATGTGTTCACCCTGGCAAATCTGGAAAAATGTTTCCATTTAAGAAAGAAACTTTAACTAATTCATTAGCTAAATTAGCAGCACATGATAAACAAAATATTGCTGGTCACGTAATGGTGAAAGACGGTAACATTGAAACTATCCTAAAAGCAATAAAACCAGGCTTTGAGCCTCTTAGCATAGCAGCTGAACCCAGTAGAATAAAAGATCTAGCACTACAATTAGAACTTGCAAAAAAAAGATCTAGAAACTTAAATATTAAACGCGAGACTCGATTAATTGAATTACCGGTAACCACAGTTGGTGATTCAATCCTAAAGTCAATTAAAGATCGAGATTTTGCAGCATTTAAAGAAGCATCACCATCTCCAATCCATTCAGAATTCTATAACTTAAATAAAGACTTAATTGAATCACTAAATGAAAGTGTAAATGAACAAATAACTGATGCAGTTACTGAAATAGTATCAGGCGTAACCTTTGCTACGCCAGAACCAATAATTCAAATAGAATCATGAAAAAACTACTTAATTTTTTAGCAATAATTGAATCATATAGAATTAACTGTATGATCCATCAAGGCTGGGGTAAATTATAACCGCCTTTTTTATGTGAGGTAATTTAAAGTATTAAGTTAAGGTTGTAAATTCTCCCTTAATGAAGTTAATGTGTTGAGCCTTACCATCATGATGAATGATTACATGTGATTGCAGCCATCCACTTGGACCTACATTATAGTTAACTCTTAGTTTAGTAGAGGTCCCGACAGCTAATGCGCCGTCCCTACGTCCAGGAGAATGGTAATGGCCTACAATAATTTTAGTATTTAGTTTACGGAATTGAAGTAGAGATCCACGTGAACCGTTTGAACCAACATCTCCATGTTGAGCTAATTCCCAACCATTTACTACAAGACTATCACTTCTTCCTAGGGTTTTAAATTTAGGAAATTTTTGATTAATTAGGTATGGAATAACTCCGTTTGGTGCAACTCCTCTTAGTAAGAGAGCACTATATTCCATATATTCCAAAGAATTCTTTAAGGTTGATGCTTTTCTCCAATCAGTAGATTTTAACCAACGATCTAAAAAGTCATCATGATTACTTCGGACAATTGATACATTATAATCTTTAAAATCTTCAAGTCCGTTTAACATTGCATCAACCTCTTTTCTTAAAGAGTTTGAACCGTCTAATTCTCGACGGTATTGCATAAATGGATCATTTATCTCATGATGATTAATTGAGAGTCCATCAAATACATCATGTAAAATAACATTTTCAGGTTTTAATTTTTTAAATAGGTCTAGGGTTTTGGAAATTACTCGTGGATCGTGTTGGCCATAGTGTAAATCTCCTAAAACTGCAACTGCAATTGAATTTACTTGACTAATTTCGCTAGTTTCATAGTCTTCATTATATTCAACTCTATTATAAAGGTCAGTAAAGTTTCCATCTTCAGTCGCGGTTACTTGTCTAGCAAAGAAGGTATTTACATCCTTTATTTCAATAACAACAAAACCTAGAGTATGATGAAATTCTCCCTTTTTACCTGATTTTGAGTCAGTATAGTTAGAAACCGTACACGCTCCAGTTGTCATCATCATTTTTGGAAGATTGCCTTCCAATACTGGAATTGTTTCTAGATGTACTCTAGGCGACCCAAACACGCATGAATTAATACCGCTCATTCCTTGTAAACCAGTCATTGGATCAACCGAAGTTGGCTGAATCTTAATATCTGACATGATCCACATGTGTTTATGGACTTCATGACGACCTGCGTCTAGATAAGTTTCGATTCTTTCAGCCCAAGTTTCATAATTCTTATCAGAAAATACAGAAGTTGGGTTTTTATATCGACCAGCAATTACATGAATGTCAGCATTAATGTGCTCTGCATACTTTTCAAGATTTGATACAAATTCTTCATGCGCTGGTGTATCGTTTTGAGCCCAGGTGATGATAAATCGCTTTTTCTTTTTGTTAAACTTACGTTCTCTAGCTTTAATTAATTGCGGAGACTCTTGTATTGAACTTTCGGTTATTCCAAGTTTGGCTAACCACTTTTGTACAGTTCTTTCAGATTTATTAAGAAACTGGCTCAATTCTTTCATTCGATTATCCCAACTTATGTCCTTGTTCCAATAGAGTTCGGACAATTTTAAAATATCTTCTGGTGTTAATTCTTCAAACTTCATTAATACATACAGTTTTATTAATTACTTATATTTAACAATCAGATAAAGTTTTAGCCGGATCCTCTGGAAGTTGAGTTAGGTTGGCTAATAAATAACTTCATGGAAAAGACGGCTAAAAATATCGATAACTACCGAAAGGGTAAAGAACCTTTAAAAAATGCGGTTATGCAACATCCAACAGGTAATGACGTATACGATTTTTTACAAAAAAATATTGAGCGTGACTTCTGGGTGACGCCTTTTTCAAAATGGCAAAACTCTCAAAAATATCATAAAAAGTAATGTTCGGACTAGAAGATTTAACAGAACCTCAAACTGGATCAGAAAATACAATTTCGTATTTTATGTTATCTCTTATGCAGATAGCTGATCAAGCTAAAATTATACACTGGCAAACCGGGTATGATACCGAACACCGTCACTTTGGAATGTTTTACGAAACTTTCATTGAGCAAATGGATACACTAGTAGAGGCAATTGCTGGTAAATACGGTTCACAACACCTTAAATTTGGAGAAGCGGCAATTATTGTATACGATTATGAACTATCAAGACCTGAATTTTTTAATCTGGTTCAAGAAGCTCTTCGTGGAACATTTTGCGAAATTTTTGAAAAAGACAAAGACTCTGAATTATATAATTTAGTGGATGAAATTTTAGACTTAACAAACAAAACTCAGTATTTACTGCAACAAAAGTAATATGTTTCTAAACGTAAAACGATTATCAATATTTGAGAAGCTAATTCTTGAGACTGACCTGATTCAAATAGGCTCAGGTATCAATGACCTAGTTACTAAGATTAAAGATTCTAGCAATAATAAAAATCAAGGCTCTGATAAAAAGATTGATATAACTGCTCAAATTAATCAATTATTAGATTACCTATTTAGCCTGGGCGAAGAAGGTCTTAATGATAAGTTAAGTGAACCTGAATTTATGAAAGTATTTGGAGATCCAGAAGTAAAAAAAGCACTGGATCTATATTTTGGCTATTTAGAAACTGAATTAAAAACTTTTCGTGAAGAGTTAACGGCTGCGCTTAATGAACCTGAAATTAATGTTCAAAAAGTTGAGAAGATAAGTCAAAAAATGATGAGGTTTGCGGCTAGAATTCATGTGGTTGAAAGAATTTATGCAAAGCAATCTGAAGCCGGCCAATCAGAATTCAGTAATGAAATTAGTGAAAAGGTCAAAAAGATTCAAGAAGAATTACTTAACATCTATTCATTAAAAGTTATGGTACCTGCTAAAAAAACTCAGGAATCATATTCAAAATATCAAGCAGCGCAAACTGACGAAGAAAAAACTGAGGCAGCTACTGAAATTTTATCAAATATAGAAGCAGCTGATCAAATGTCAGAAGATATGCCAGCTGAAGTTATTTCAGGAATTGAAACTGCCAATACTGAATATAAGAATAAGATTGAGAAAGATTTAGGTAAAGAAACCCTAGCTAATATATTATCTGGAGTTCATGTAAATAAAAATGTTGCCTCATTAATTCGTAGGATATTTCAATTTCAATATACAATGTGGACTAATGAAGACGATATTAATCGTGAAGCCAATTCGCTTAAGGTTAGTATTAATGGTTTTCCTGATGTATCAGAAGATGCTAAAGAATATTTGCGTAGACTTGTTGAAAATATCCAGGCTGACTTGCTTAAAAAGGCAAAAAGTAAAGACTTTGATACCAAGAAATATAAAGGAATTCATTATGATTTTAATAAGAAATTACCACTATATGAAAGAACTGCACTACCTGTTACTGGTAAACAAATAGCAGATGATTCTAAATTAATGAAATTCAGAAAAGCTTCACAAGATCTAATGGATCTTTTCTTTGGTGGAGGTTCTGGACCAGGAACTGAAGCAGGTAGAGCATTTGCCGCAACTGGTAAATATTTACATGCAATTTATGCAAAAAGTCTTAATGGTTTAGGTAAGGTAATTGGAAAAGCAATCGGTGGTAGAGAAGGAGAAATGAAAGCTGATGCTTATACCCGAATGTTTATATTAGATACGTCAGTTGTTGATCAACCAAAACCAAAACAAGTTAGCGAAGACGGTGGAGTATCTGCGCCAGGAGTAGCTATTCAAACACCTGGTTCAATTGGGTCAATGGGAGCAATTACGCCTCCTACTCAAACCTCACTAGGTTCGGGAGATAATTTTGGCCCAAAAATTAATAAAAAGAAAACCAAAAAATCTTCATCCATTCTTGGATTTGCGGATTTTATAAAAGAACAAAATAATCTATAAAAATGAAATTAATTAAAACATTTGAAAATTTTATGCACAGTGAACTAGACACTGAACTAGCTCATCAAGCAAATACATTAGATATTCCACAACACGCAGCAGGCATGGACCATGAGGCTAATCATGAAGTTGAGAACTATATGTTCTTTGGCAATTTAAAAACAATTCAACGATTAATCGAGATCATGTTGGACATGGATCCAATGAAGGTTGATCAGTTATTAAAAAATGGTCATAATTGGGCAGAAGATCATGTAACATCGTCAAAGGACGATCTTGAAGAAGTTGCAGATTTCTTAATGGGAGAAATGACTAATCATGAAGTTCAAGAAGCTAGTGCAATGACCTATTCATGTAATGAATGTGGTACAATGTATGAAGCGCATGAGATTAACGAAGACCATATGTGTTCGTGTGGTGGTAAAGTAGAATAAAATTAGGAATAATTATGAAAAGCACCTTTGTTAAATCGTTTGGGTTATTTAATGAATCATTAGAAGACTCAACCTTAAATACAGCAGAATGGTATTATGGAATTGCAGACTGCCATGGATTAGAATCCTTTATTAAGGAGCCTTCATTGACTCATGCAGCAAATTTAGATAGATTAAAGCAATTGGGAATTACTGATTTTGGGTCAGAGGCTGATCCTGCAAAAAAAGCGTATGGCGGTAATTTAGCAATGATGCAAATGAGATGCAGGTTTAATGGCCAACGCCATCCAGTGGTTTATAGAGCTAAATTATCAGAAGACGATGCTGATATGGTACAGGATCTATTGGATAGTGGTGACTATATTAATGCACTTAATGTGGTTAAAGGAAATTCAAAAGAAGTTCAATTAGCTAGAGGTGGAAATGGCTCAGCTGAAAAGGCGTGGAAGATGATTCCAAATCCAGATTTAGACCCAATGCACAATGATGATAGCTTAGGATATCATTAAAAATAAATATTAAAAAATAAAAACCAAAAACAATGAAACTCTCAGTAGGTGACAAAATTAGGATTCACGTAGATGTGGAAGAACTGCAAAATGATTTGCTTGAAATGGTAGATGGCCAAGAAGCAGTCATTACCGAAATCTATCAAAATAGTTATGAACCTGACGTTGACCGAATTGAAGTTGAATTAGTTAATCCAGTTGAGTTTCATGGACAGAGCCTGGTGGTTGTTCCTGGTTTGTATATGGATAATATTGAAAAAATTGAAGGCCTTCAAGAAAGTAAAAAAACTGCTAAAAGATACCTAAGTAGATTCGTTGGAACTTTTGCAAATTATTAATTATGAAATCTGGTATAAAATTATTTGAAGCATTTTACGGAAAGGACTATTTGGAGCATGAATTTCACAGATATGATAGTGATATTGATTTTTATAAGACGGTTAAAATAAAGACTGCGGGTAATCCGGATAATTTAAAAAGATTAGCTGAATTAGGAATAACAAAGGATGTTGAAGAAATTGAAGATATTAGTTTTGATACAGTTAGGGTTACATATGAAATGAAACCTTATTTTGATAATGCTGGGATTCATGATATTGACTTTATCCTAAGGACCGTTTATATTTCTGGCGAATATACAATTTGGGATGAAGCTAAACAGGAAGAAACTCGGTATGATTTTGAAATTGAAGATGCTGGGCCGTTTGACGGTCGAGTTCAGGCAAAATGGGGTAGCTTACCGTTTTATCCAAAAAATATAGCAATTACTACTCCATGGTCAACTATTAAAAATGGGGTTCAAACTAAACATCCATTTGACCCATCTGCACCAGATGCATCTAAATTTACATATGAAGTAGAAATTGGTGAATAATTCTTAAATTGATTGATATTAAGTAAAAGGAAGGTCTCATACTCTTCCTTTTTTTATTTAGGTCGATAAATAACCTTATAAAAAATAGTTTAATAATATGTCTGGACTAAATCCAACCTTTGGGCTAGAGTTAATAACAGCAGAAGCATTTGCTGGGGTTAATTATATGCGCACATTAGCTGAAAAAGCAAAAACTCCAGGGTTTGCGTCATTAACTAAAGCATTAGATGAGGCGCCTACTGGAAATGGTGGGTTTTTACAGACAAACGTAAGTTCAATATTTAATAAGTTTACAGTATTCCAGTATTCGGCTTTGACGATCGGTTCAATATATAAGCCAGAAGGTCACTTTATTGGATTTTCAACTAATTTAAAATCGGATAAAGATTACATATCTGACTCGCTTACTGATCTTGTCCTTAAAAAAACAGTTCTTGACAACATTGAAGATGGCGTAATTAGTAGTGATACTAGTCCTAGGAGAAGAAGAATAGATTCAGCCTTAGCTGGACTTGAAGCAACTAAAGCAGCGGCCAAAGGCGCTGCTGCTAGTTTTAAATCAAATGTTGAAAATACATTATCTAATCCAACTGCGCCAGTTTTAATAAAATGGGGAGCAACAAAATCTCCAGCCTCAGCAATTGGATTTCAGCCATATTCACTAACTGATTTTATGTTTTGTAAAGATTATGGTAAAATTCCAAATAATCGATTGATAACTTTACGCAGATATCCATTTCCAATTGATGATTCATTAAGATTAGGCCAAACTGACCAAAAGCGTAATGCATTACCGGTTGCGCAAGCAGTTACTTGGTTTGGTAGTGATACTGGTAATTCATTAAATAGTATTGGACTTTTTAAATGGGATATGACATTTACTGATGTTGAAGTTCAGGAACAAATTATTACAGGTAATGAAGTAACGTTGGATGATTTAGCTGAGGTATTTACAAAGATTGGAAAAGGCGGCGACGCTGTTGTTGGCCTTTTAAAAACTGCATATGCAACAGTTAATGGATCAGATGAATCTATGCAACAAGCAAGCGGATTTGATAAAGAGATGCAAAAATATCAAAGGAATTTATATGATTCAACATCCGGTCCATATTGGAATCGTATATACGGCCCAGTAAACGTAATTCATAAATCAAGTAAACGTACTAGAGGAATGCAAAATCAAAATTGGAATACAACATTTACAATAAACTTTAGATATTCGTTTAGATCGTTTAATGGTATGAGCCCAAAGATTGTAGCCCTAGACCTAATTTCAAATTTTATTAATTTGACATATAATGATGCCCAATTTTTAGGCCAACTTGCTAGATATTTTCCAAAAACTGGATTAAAAATGAGCCCAACCACAACTGAGGCATTTGGTAAAATTTTAACAAGTTGGGGATCAAGCTATACTGGAAATAATGCTGATGAGTTTAGTAAAATTTTAACAAATATGAATAGCGCATTAGAAGCAGCTGGAAGTGCAATTCAAAATAATTTGATGGAGACAATAGGTAAAGGTCTTCAAACTGCATTAATGTCTCCTGATAAATTAGGAAAGGCAATTCCTGAGCTTATTTCTGTGAAAGCCGCATTATCCGATAGGCCAGTTGGAGAATGGCATATTGTTGTAGGCAATCCACTTAATCCAATTTTTGTAATGGGAGATTTATTATGCACAAATGTTGAAATGAAATGGGATGAAGAACTTGGGCCTGATGATTTTCCAACTGGTGTTAGTTTTGGAGTAACCCTAAAACAGGGAAAACCTAGAGATAAAACATCAATTGAAAGAATGTTAAATCATGGAGAAACTAAATTAACCTCAGGTATGCTTAGAACCTCTTCAATTAGTGATACCTTTGGTAAAGAAAATAATAATGTGTGGTCAGAAGTTAAGGCAACTTCTGAGGGTAAGCAAGACGAATCCCTTGCTGCATATTATGAGCAGTTAGGAGCACCAGCTAAAGCCAGGTATGACCAATTTAGAAATAGATTTTTAGTTGGATATGGATTAAGCGAGGCCCCAAAAGCAGTAACCGATAAAGCACTTAAGCCTGACATAATTGATGATAATTTACTATTATTTTATTATCAACGCCAATACGGTAAAAACTAATCAATATAATATGATAGATTTTAAAATATTTCAAAATAAGCTAAGTTTTACAAAAACAAATGGCGATGTTGTTACTGACTTAACTCGACGCAGTGTTTCATTTAAAGGAGTTTTAGTAAATCAAGGCAGAAGTTTAATAGTTGATGATGGATTACAAATGAGAGGAGACTTACTTTCAAAAATTTTATATCAAACCACTTCATTTATGTGTGTGTTATTTAAGTATAATGGAATATCTAATCCATTTTCATTAGATATTAATGATTTTATTAAAGCGCCAGATGGTGCAGTATTATCAGCAATGTTAACTAATCCTGCTAATATTAATGGAAGTAATAATAATTGGGAGACTTCTACTAGAAAAAAGAAAAAGACTGCACTAATTTCTCCAAAAACTAAACAGGATAAAATGCGGCTTGATTATTTACAGAAAAATACAAATACAGCAATCGCACCTCCTAATATAGCCAAAGACACCTCAGTAAAAGTGGTGAATGGTAAGATTATTTTTGGAGCTGATGTTACATCAGTGAAAAAGGAGGACTGCCCTGATCCAATCTCTAGGACTAAGCTACAAGCAGCATTGGTAAAAAATAAAATATTTGGTTAATGGCAGCGGTTAAAGACTTAATTATACAAACACTTGAGCCAACAATTACTCCACCAAGTATTAGTTTACTTGATCTTGAAACTGCTGGTCCAGATACAAGCGTTAGGTCTGCTTCCCAGTCAGGCTATGCTCAACAGTTAGGTAAAAAATCTCCATTAATTAGAATTGGAAATTCTACAATTGCTCCAGAGAACGTAATATCAATGTCAGTATCAATGAATTCAATTATACCTACAATTCATGTAGCTGTAATTGATACAATGGGAACACTAACTTCACGAACATATCCTAGGACTAATTTATTAATCACTGCATTTGTTGCACAAAGCCATCCAAAATTAAAATCCTTTTCTCAATCATTCTTAATTACAAATGTCAATTCAATACCATTGGGTTTTGGAGAAACCAGATATGATTTCTTTGGGGAATTGTATATTCCAAATTTGAATGGTAATTTTATTAAATCATATAATGGTCTAACTTCAGCACAAGCACTAAAAAAAGTAGCAGAAGAATTAGGATTAGGTTTTGCAACAAATGAAGATACGACTGATGATAAAATGACTTGGATTAATCCTAACTTAAATTATAAATCATTTATTAAGCAAGTAACAGATCACTCATATAAAAATGAAAAGTCTTTTTTTGAATGTTTTATTGACCGGTATTATGTACTTAATTTTATTAATGTTGAAAAACAATTTAAACAGTTTAATGATGATAAAGAAATATCAGACGGATATCCAGCAATATCAGCTGAATCAATTGATACTTCTAGAGCAGAAAATGGAAATACAATATTATCACCAGATACAACAATTAAGCTTATTTTAACAAATTCATCTAGCGGAAGTAAATTATCTGAGATGAAAATTTTAGAATATTCAATGATTGGCGAAAATGGAGATATTTTAAAAAATAATGGTTTTAGAAAAAGAATTTTTATTTATAAACATGGAGAGACTGATCCACTTAACACCTGGTTTGTTGAACCTCTATCTGAAGCATCAGCGGATGGAGTAAGTGTATATCAATTGCCTGATCTAAAAGATTATATTGATAATGATGTTGTTAAATGGATGGGAACTGATTATAACAATGCTCATCTAAATTATAAATTTGCAAAATTATTAAATAATCATAATTTAGTTGAATCAAATAAAAATGCACTTTTGGTTAAATTGCCTGGGTTTAATCATAATATACTTAGAGGAAGTAGAATTAAGGTAAATATATATTCAACCAGAACTCAACAAATGAGTCATGATAAAATACAAAATGATTTGGCAGTACCTAGTGATTCTCAAAAATCCGATAATCCAATGGAGAGTAGTGCATCTGCTGAAATATTAGATACATATTTAAGTGATACATATTATGTAAAGAGTATAGATTATCATTATAATACGCAGGACCCGGCATATAAATTTACAACAACAATGATTTTAAGTAGAAAAAATTGGTTACCTGAACCAAAGGTAGAAAATAAAGAATAATTATGGCAGTAAATTTTAAAACAAATGGACCAAGAAGATGGAAGCAGTTTGTAAAAACTTCGCTTAATGATATACAGGATCCAATATTCCTGACATTTGACTTGGACTTTTTTCCACCAATACATCAACAAACTGCATCAAATGATGGATTATATTTTGATGGATTATTTAAGAAGGGACATGTGGCAACCAAAGACGAGAGTGAATATAACTTGGTTGAATGGGCAGCAATTGACTGGTTGTATGCATATGGTTCTCCATGGACAAAAAAGAATTTTCAATATTTAGGAGATGCCACAGTATTATTAAAACAATTACAAGAGAGCCCATGGTATTTTCAATCTATTATGGGAGTAGATAGTTTATGGAAAGCTGCAAGTAGAGTTAAAGAAGGGGATAAAAAGATTGAAATTACTATAAATTGCCTTGATTCAATACAGCAACCATTACTTAGATTTGCTGAAGCATATCGCCGCGCAATTTATGATTTTGATAAACTATGTTATACACTACCAGATAATCTTAGAACATTTGATATGACAATTACTCTATTTGAAATTAGAGATATTAGTGATGACTCTGGTAATTTAGAAAATGGACTTCACCAGTTAAAATATAGACTACAACGCTGTGAATTTGATTTTTCAGATATACTTAATGGTGCAGGTACTACTGAAATTAAAGCGTATACTGAAGATAAACCTTTTAGTACATCATTTAAAATTAGAGCAGCATGGGTAATGGAAGAGTCAGAGTCCTCAAACGTGTCTAATTATCAGTCATTAGGTATTTTTTCAGGCCTAGCAAGTTCGCTTGGAAGTAAAGCTCAAGGCTTTTTACAAAGTGCAGCACGACTACCGGCCCGAATACTTGGGGATCTTACCAACCAATTACAAACTAAACTTGAAACCGCATTAGGCCAAAATGTGTATAATAGAACTACTGAAGTACTTGGAACAAATCAACTATTTGGTAGAACTTCACCAGTTGGACCAGGCGGTGGAGCTGTTGTTAATGACGATGTTTATCCAGGAGTGGATAAGAAGCCTGTAATTAAGGATGGCGGTTTGGGTGATGTTTATCCATAATTCTAATAATAGGTAAAGTGAAAAGTTAAAAAGTGTAAAATGATAGGACCAAATCACGATATAGACAAGGATCCAACTGGATCGGATAATTTAACTACTAAATTTCTTGGTGAAGTAGTTGATGTTACTGACCCATTACGTGAGGGTCGGTGTAAAATTAAAGTATTTAGTATTTTTGATACTTTACCAGTTGAGGATATTCCATGGGCAACACAGTCTCAAAAACCTGCATTTTTTGGGCAAGATGCAAAGGCTGGCTCAATTTCAATTCCTAAAAAAGGAGCAATTGTAAATGTCCGATTTAATAATGGCGATCTTTATTCTCCAGAGTATGAACAGGTGCAGGAAATTGGAGATGATATTAAAGAAGAACTTAAGAAGAGTACGGATTACGAATATGAAGGCGCTCACTATATCTTATTTGATGGAGATGAACAAATTAAATTTTGGTTTAATAAAGGTAAAGGCTTAACCCTTGAGATGAAAGACTCTTACCTAAACATTGATCAAAATTCCAAAATTGAACTTTATCATAAAGATGGACTATCGTCAGTTGAATTAGATGGAAATGTTATTACAGTAATGAGTCAATCTCAAGTAAATGTAGTTTCAAATTCAATTAAAACCAGTGCTCAAAATGTTCACATTGACGGTAAAACAACCCGAATTGGATCATCTAATGTTGTTGAAAGTGCAGTAATGGGAGATACTTTATACGCTGCATTATACGGCTTAGCTGCCATGATTGATGCTAAAATGCCTGCAACACCAGGTGCAGCACAACAATATATACAAAATTTAAGAGATGCAATGCTTTCTGAAACAGTAGCAATTGGCCATTAAACTTATTTAGTCTAATTAGTATTAGATAGTAAATTACAATTCACATTTGTTGAAGAATCATTACCAAACGCTTGGGGTCTCAGAAACCTCAACCCATGACGATATCCGAAAGGCATATCGAAAACTTGCAACCAAATATCATCCAGATAAAAATGGTGGAAGCTCTGAGGCGGAAGATAAATTCAAAGAAATTGCAGAAGCTTATGAGACCTTAGGTAATGAAGATAAACGTACAACTTATGATAATTCCAGAAAATTTGGTGATTCACGGAATGCTGATTTTTTTGGTAATTTTGGATCATTTAGAGACTTTTCATTTGGTGGAAACAGATCACATGATTTTAGAAACTTAACAATAATGGTTGATAAGTGGGCCACTATTAAGGAATTAATGGATGGAGCTGTATTTGATATACAATATATTGTAAATAAAACAATTTCAGGCTCGGCAAAATCTGAAAATAAACAGGTTAGGGTTAAAATTGACTTGGCAAATGAAAGTTATCCAATTTCATTTGATAATGGCAGATATTTAATTACTTTAAAAGTTAGAGGCGGTGGCTCAGGTCAAGAAATTGAAGATTTTGACTATTTGGGTAAAAAAAGAAATTCAGTAGTTACTGGTGATTTAATAGTTCGTATAAACATTGATATGTTAGGACTTACCCTTGACCAAAGTGATATTATTCAGGACTTTGAGCTAAGTTTACATGATATATTATTCACTGAAGAAGTTATCCTGGAAAGCCCAATGGGCAAAAAGTATCGAATTAAATCGTTTAATCGAGATACTCTAAATAATATAACCGTCAAAATACCTAATCAAGGCTTGCTCTCTGCATTTGGTCACAAAGGAAGCTATGTGTTTAAGATATTGGTTAAAAAGCCAAATTTTTCAAATATTAGTGAAGAAAACTTACAAATTTTAAAAGACTTGCTGATTGACGTTAATAAATAATGTTAGTACGGCCTACCTAGAGTAATAGGAATGGACTCGTATAAATAATCAAAAAAGTCTAACTAAGTTGACTACTACTAATATTAAAAGTTTAAACCAACCTGCTATCCCAGAGAATTCAGTGTTTATCATTGAGCATCTAAATGAAGCAGTTACGGTAACTAGAGAAAACAATGATGTTATTCTTGAAGGTACTGCGGCAGTTTTCGGAGTAATGAATGAAAACAATCGTATTTACGAAAAACAAGAATACTTACCTCATTTAACTTACTTAAATGAGAAGATCAAACAACGCAGACTATTTGGTGAACTTGATCATCCACAAAAATTTGATGTTTCGTTAGCTAATGTATCTCACGTAATTGAGGGACTTACTTATGATGAACCAACTAATAGTGTAAAAATTAGACTGCGTTTATTAGATACACCATGCGGTAGAATTGCAAAAACCTTGGTTGAAGCCGGTTGTACCACTTCAATCTCTTCAAGAGCTGCAGGTAATGTTGCTGAGAATGGAAAGGTTAAATTAGCAAAAATATTCACATACGATTTGGTTGCAGAACCTGGTTTTGCACAAGCTGCGCTTGGCCAAGTATCTGAAAGTTTGCAAAATAACTATTCTGCAATATTTGAATCACTAGATTCATTAAGAACTACTGCAATCACTACCAAGTTAACAGATATTTCTGAAAACTTTGGTTTTGAGGATTCTGTGAAGATTTACAGAATAAATAATCAAGAAATACCAACTAAACAAAATAATACACAGCAAATGGCTAATGAGTTTGTAACAAAAGAAGAGATGAATCAGTATTCTGAACTGGTTAAAAAGAAATTTTCTTCTCTACAAGAGAATATCTCTAAAAACAATAAAGGTCTTCAAAAGATCAGCGAAAATGCAACCGAAGGAGAATCTCCAGTTGTTGCTAAAATGGTAGAATACGTTAACTACTTAGCTGGCGAAATGGAGCAGTTAGTTGAATACTCTAACTATCTTTCAACAATGTTAAATCAAGGTATTAATTACACTGAGCACGTTGCAGAGAAAGTTAATACTGTAATCGATTATTCTGATTACTTAGCAGAAAAAGTAGAAAAGAATATTCAATACTCTGACTATTTAGGAGAGAAAGTTAATCAAAATATTAACTATTCTGAATATATTGCAGAAAACGTAGAAAAAACAGTTGAATACGCTAACTACATTGCAGAAAACGTAGATAAAGGCATTCAATACACTGAATACGTTGCTGAAAGCGCAGAAAAAGGAATTCAATTTTCAAATTACCTAGCTGAGAATTTAGATGCAGCAATTAAATACTCTAATTATCTTGGAGAAAACCTTGATCAAGGTATTAAATATTCAGAATATATTGCTGAATCATTAAATGAAAAAATCACTCCTTCAGCTTTAACTAAAACTCGTTCTTTACTTGGAGAAGTTAAAAAATTAAACGAAGGTGTAGAATTTGAAGTTAATGAAACTTCTTCAGTTGATGATCTAGTTGGAGCAGTTGATGGAATCTTAACTCACATTAAATCAAATTCAGCTAAAGCTGTTTTGGAAAACAAATATCCATTCCTAAAATTGTTAAACGAAGGTCGTAAGCAAGCATTCTATAATTTAGATCAAGCTACTAAATCTGCAATTGTTGAAACAATGCAAGGAGCTATTTACTTTAACGAAGGTGAAGTAGTTAATATTATGGAAGCAGTTCTTAACAAGCAAGTTGAAAACACTCCTAATTATATTAAACTTATGCCAGCTGCATACAAGCAATTATTTGAAGGTATGACTGATGGAGAGAAAAATTGGATGGCTTCTCAAGCTAATAACTTCACTCTAAATACTTCATATCAAGTTAAGTCTTTCTGGGATTCTCGCGATTTCAGAGGAATTAATGAAAGAATTGCAACTGAAACAATTATAAATAATAATTCTATTAACGAAAACCAAGGTAAAGAAGGTTACGTATCGTTAAACCAAATAAACGAAAGTCTACGTGGTTATTCTAATAACTACATGGACGCTCTTAAAAGAAGAGCACAAAATTAAAAAAACATTTTTTAAAAAATGGCAACAAAAATTTTCAAAAAATTGAACGACGCTTCAATTAAGGAAACTTGGACCCCAGTTTTAGAAGGTTATGGTGCAAACGTTACAGCTCGCCCTTGGTTAGTTGACTACGCTCACAATCATGCTATCTTCGATAACGCAGGTTCAATTAATGAATCAAACTCAGGAGTAGCTCCAGGTTTATTCTTACAACAACCTGGTTCTATCAGTTCTATTGGTGCAATTAGTTCTCCAACGAGTTCTATGACTCCATTCACTGGTGGTGCTAAAAACGGTTACGGTGCTTCTGTATCTGGTTCTGGTGATAAATTCCCAAGCCTTTTACCAGTTGCAATCCAAGTAGCTGCTAAAACTATTGGTTTCGACCTAGTTGGTGTAGTTCCTATGGATTCTCCAGTAGGTTTCCTACCTTACTTGGATTATGTATACCAAGGTGGTAACATCGACAAGCAATACGAACCATATTTGATCAAGATCACTGGTGCATTGGAAAATGCTGCAGGTTCTACAGTAAATGGTATCGCAAATGGTTCTAAATTCACAGTAGCAACTCTTCCATTCGCTGAAGGTTCTAACTACGGTGTTAACGAAAGCAACACTGACCTAGTTCTACAATTCGTTGGTAAATCACGTGTTGATGGTTCTCCAATCTTCAAAGTTATCCTATCTCATGATGGTGGTACTCTTGCTGATTACTTTGCAGCTGACGTTGATATTCAACCAGCAAATGCAACTGACGTTTCAGGTACTGCGGTAGTAACTTTCCGTACAGCTGATAACAAAGTTGAATTAGTTTCTGCTTTAGAAAACCATATTTCTGGTTTTACTTCAGTATCTGACGCTGATTACGCTACATCTGATTTCAATGGTCCTTACATGGGATCTACTGGATCTCAAATGGAAGGTATGGCTCGTCAAACAGCTGAATCTTCTAAATTCCGTCAAATGGGTCTTCGTATGTTCACTAAGTTCATCGAAGCAAAAGGAGATCAAGTTTCTATTTCAGCAACTGTTGAACAAATCCAAGATCTTAACCGAGTTTGGAACTTTGACGTAATCTCTATGTTAGAGAACGTAGCAGTTAACGAATTAGCTCAATCAATCAACAAAAAGTTAGTTGACCGTGTTCTTAATTTAGGATCAGTTCATGCTACTGCTGTTGAAGGTGTTGAAGGTGCAGGTATCACTACTTTGGACCTAACTGTTGGAACAACTGGATTTGAGAACATCTCAACTCTACAACGTCGTGTTGTAACTAAAATTCTTGAAATGGCTAACTTGATTTATCATAGAGGTCGTTTCGGTGCAGGTACATACATCGTTACTAACGGTCGTGTTGCTTCTGCTTTAGCAGATGTAGCTGGTTACTCTTTCGCTCCATTCAATAATGATCTTCCATCTACTGCTGGTCAATTGTACCCTGCAGGTAAAGTACATGGTTTAACCATCTACGTTGATCCTAACTTGAAATTCAGCGATAACCGTATCCATATCGGTCGTAAAGGCGCTGATGAAGAGCCAGGTGTTAAATTCCTTCCATATATCATGGCAGAGAGTCTTCAAACAATTGCAGAGGGAACTTTCTCTCCGAAAATTGGTATGAAATCTCGTTATGCTATTACCGAAGCTGGATGGCACCCAGAAACTCAATACATTACTTTGGCTGTAACAGGTCTAGGAGTATTGACTGGTTCAACTCGCCCTGCTTCTTCTTACTAATCATAAGAATTAATAAGCTTAATACGAAAAAGGCTCCTCACAAGGGAGCCTTTTTCTTTTTTAAGGACGGGTCGCTAATAAATAACATTCTAAAGTACTTAAAAAATAATACAAACAAATGAGCAATTCTGTTTTAAACTACTCACAATTTCTTTTAGAAAAGAAAGCAATCAACCAAGAAATGGCTGAATTACCTAAAGGTAAAGATTCAAAATCTAACACTACTGTAAAACCAGCAATGTCTGAACTTCCAAAAGGTAAAGGTAAAGGTATTAGCAAATCAGTAAAACCTGAAATGGCTACTCTTCCTAAAGGAAAAGGTAAAATGATTGGCAAATCAGTAGATACGAAAGTTTCTAAATTACCTACAACTAAAGGTTCTTCACCTAAAAAATCAGTAGACTCTAAAATGTCTAAATTGGTAATTAAAGGTAAAGCTATCAGTAAGAAAGTTGAGCCTAATATGGCTAAAATGCCTAAGTAATTAAAAAACCCATTCTGAAATGTCAGATCAAAGAAAACATAAGGTCACGTCCTTTCAGTCGTTCGTTATTCAAGAAAATTCAATCAAGGATTTAGTTGGAAAAACTGATGATGAGCAATTGGACTTAGATGATGCTCGTAGTATCGGAAAGAAGATTTCCAAAATGAAAGGTGAAGATCGTAAGAAATACGTTGGGATTGTTAATTTCATGGGAGCGTCTTGTAGAATTTACAATGAGATTTGGGCTAACTATAAACCAGTTGATCCATCAACCAAAAAATCAAACCGTGGAAAAGAATTCCAAGGTGAAAAAGAAGTAGGTTAATAATTGAGCGCACAAGGAGTAATAGCTGAATCAGTAGCAAGTTTTAAAATAACTTGGGATAATCCAGGCAATGGTCAACAACCAAAGTGGGATCAAACCAAACAGTCAATTGAGTTACATCAAACTGACGTTTATCCTGATTTACAATATGTGTCAGCATTTGCAGCTCCAATCTATACCAAATATACGTCTGGATCACTTCTAAACGACTTAATAGTTGAGATTAATAAAGTTATTGACTCTAAATTAACTAGTAAGTCTGATGATAAAAAAGAAAAAGTTGACGAGTTATATCTTAATGCTGGACCGGCTGCCTCTAAACAACTAGGAGCTGGACCATCTGCCCCTAAACAGTTAGGAGCTGGGTCAAAAGAAGAGGACCTGGTTAAAGCAGATGATGAGAAGCCGGCTGAGATTATTGATACTAATAAGGAAACTAATAATGAACCTAAGGTGACTACAAATGATCAGGAACTTGTTACTACAACTACTACCATTGCACCACAAAAAACAGAGTCATCTGCTTATACAGTTACAGTGTACGGAGATAACCTAAGATTTTTAGAAGGTCAAGAAGGTCGCGGAGCTTATTCGTCAGGAATTAAGTTTTTATATAAGGTTTCAAATAACCTAACTAAACAAGTAGCTGGCGAACAAATTGATAACCGAACAAAGATTTGGGCAGAAGTAACTTCTTCTGGCTTATTATCAAAAACAACTCGTCTTGAATTTGCAGAGTTTGATGAAATTGAATTTAAGTTTGGAGGTAATTTACTTGCTCAGATACTACCTTCAATTGAACTAAGTTTTACACCAGATCCAAATTCAGTTTACTCAAAAGAAAAACCTGAACTTGATATCGCTGACGTTATTAAGGCAACTAATATTACATTAGGCACTAAAACAACCTCTGAGATTAAGTCTTTACAGAAACAAATACAAAAAGAAATCGACTCACGTGAACCTGTTGAAAAACAAAAGCAACCTGGTAAACAAAGTGCTTCGGTTGATAATAAATAACTAAAAAAATACGAGATAAAATGGCAGGTCTACCACATTTTAAAAATTCAGCAGCTGGTCCAGGTAAATATGAACCCCTGTACCTTAATCAATTTGAGGTGATTATTACTCCGCCACCATTGGTATCAGGTAAAATTGGATTTGGAAATAATTTAATGCTTGAGCACGTGCTTAAAGTAACAAGTTTACCAGAATATTCAGGATCAGGTTCAGCAGTAGTTACACAAAACTATAAATTCTCTCAAAGAGCCTATGCTCCAGCTAAGCCTACTCAAACTTATCATCAATTTAATATTGAGTTTGAGGTTAACTTAAATAACAATAATGATATGTATATTTACAATGCTCTTAGATCATGGGGAGATTTAATATATGATCCATTAACTGGTCGTCAAGGCCTAAAGGCTGATTACGCAGCTGCAACTATTCAAGTAACAATGTTTAATAGAAGCGGTGTAATTTATAGAGATTTTGTATTTGGCCCAGTATTTCTTGGTCCAACTAAAATGACTGAAACTGTTCTTGACTATACAGCAGATAATTCAATTTATAAGTTAACTGCTCAATTTACAGCAGACACTTACAAAGAAACCCGAATTGGTCAATAAAATAACAGTTATTATACGATGGACATATTTAATGTAAAACGCCGAGACAATCCTTCAATGGATAATTATATGGACCTAAAGAAACCAGGTTTCGGTGGTCCAAATTCAAAGGAAGACTTTGATAAATCAAAAAGAAAATCGCTTGAAGGATACCAACGAGTAGTTGACAGAAATGCCGATTTTGAAGGTGGAAATTTCAATCATAATTATGATCCAACGTGGAAAGCAGTAACCCGCGACCTAATTTCAAGAACTGCAAAGAAAAAACCATTTAATCCAATGTACGCAAAACAAACAATTGCAACAGTTAATGCTGTTGAAGAAGGTACTATCAAACGCTTTGAACAATTCGTTAATGAAAACGAAGGTTTTAATATGTTTGCTGAAGCTGAAGACGAAACTCCAGAAATGGAAGAAACTACTCCAGAAATGGAAGAAGTTGAAGTAGATCAAGAACAAGTAGAAATGCTAATGGCAGACTTCGGAGATGATCTTGAAGAAATGATTGATGAAATCGCTGAAAAAATGGAACTTGAAAAAGAAGAAGTTTGCGATATTCTATGTGCAGCTATTAAAAAGATGTGCGCTCCTGCTGAAGAAGAGGAAGAAGAAGAAGAAAATCCAGAAGGTGAAGAACCTACTGAAGAAGAAGAAACCGAAGAATAATTAATGAAGCTGATTAAATTATTTGAACAATGGGTTTCTGAAGAAGACTCTAATGTAGATTCTCCTAAAGTTGAGGATATTGAAAATCCTGTTGAGTCATATACTCTTATGTTATCAACTAATGAATTTGGAGATTTTGAAGTTACTGCAATTATTGATCCAGACTTTACAACTGACTCAACTAAAGCGTTTAAGGTAATTAGTTCAAATAATTCAAATATTGAATTAGGATCAACCATTATGGTTTCATCAACGGTTGACAAGAATTATGATTCTGATATTGTTATAATAAATGACAAAAATAAACCAGAAGAGTCATTAATTTATTCAGGAAAAATTAAAATTGACAAATCCTAAATTTTAAAAGTAATTAAACTAGAAAGGGGCTTTATTGCCCCTTTTTTATTGTATCTACACCGGTTAGTTCCCCAATCTCTAGTTCCGAATCAATTAAGTGTGGAACAAAATCAATTGTTGTGTATGCAGTATTTAAGAATTTAACAGTATTGTTAATATTACTTGCACTTAGTCCAGCATTAACATAAATTATTCGATTGTATTTTCGGTTTCTTACGTTAATTGCTTTATCAATTAATTTCTTAATTTCATAATTAATTAAGAATGATTGTATTTTATTAGGAACTAAAATGTCCTGATCAAATTTTTCTTTAATGATTTTATTTACATTTAGTAAATAATCGCATTTTTGCTTTTTAGTAAAAATTTGAATGAATTGTTTTTGATCCTTTACGAAAATTATTTCGAGAGTACGATCTACTGAATCTATCATATTGAATCATGGTCGATTTTTTTAACCTCAATTCCAGCACGACGTAAAAAATCTAATCCGTTTATATCTCGGTATTCTTCAAGATATACAACTCGTTTAATACCAGATTGTAGAATTAATTTGCTACAGTCAGTACATGGGGAATAAGTAATATATAAGGTTGCACCATCACTACTTTGGGTAGATTTAGCGACTTTTGCTAATGCGTTGGATTCGGCATGCAAAACATACCATTTAGTTTTATATTCTTTAAAAGAACCATCGTTATTATGAATAGCCTCTTCACATTCATTTTCAAAACCAGACGGAGTTCCATTAAATCCATCAGCAATGATTGTGTTATTTTTTACAATTAATGCACCAACTTTTTTTCTAGTTGCATAAGATAGCTCTGCCCAAACTTGGGCCATTTTAATGTAGGCTATATCTATTTTATGTTGCTTTTGAGACATTTTTATTTAGCTTGAAAAGTTTTATCATATATCCATTTAAAAATATCTTCTCCATCTTGGAATAGGATAATATCATTGGAATCTGAGGTAATTGAATTAAATAGGGTTTTAAAATCTGATGTTTGGCTGCCATCTATTTCAATTAAATCTGATACAATTGGAGGTAGTGTTATTGAGGTAAATGGTTCAGCTAACATTCTTGAAGCAAGGTCATAATGTCTATCATAGACGTGATATGAATTTGCAACATGAGTGTAGGTTCCTAATTCAAGATCTGGATAAAAATGTTTTAGATGAGATAGGATTTGCATTTGTAATGAACAAAAGAAGGCTACATCGGTTGCTGTACCCCATATTGCATCATTACTTCTCATAAATACGCTCATGTATAACTTGTTTTGTCTGATATGTAAATTTGCATACATTGTACAAACAAAATCTTTATTTGAAGAGTATTGGTGTTTTGGTTTATTAAAGTGCAATACTGCCTGTCTGGTATTTTGATCAGTTGCTAAGCTTTGAATTGCCCATTGATATTGACTAATTGCATGCTCATTCTTTTCAGTAAATATGAGGTTTCCATATGCGGAATTGACAGTTCCATCAATATTTTGAATTTCTTCCCAGAATTTTGCCCATTTTGAAATAAAGGCTGCATCACTACGACCTGCATAATACCATAAAAACTCAGCAGCAATATACTTCTGCTGAGAACCCCTAACTGAATTTTCATAAAGACATTGAGTTGGGTCTTCAATAACTAGCGCAACATTTAATAATTCTTTACTAGTAGTGCCTCGTGCATTATTAACAACTCCATAATTTAATAAAAACTTAATAGAATCATGATATGCATCAGCAAATGTTAAACCTTTAAATAGTATCATATAGTTTATTAATTTTAATCCAACTCACCGTTAGATCTTATTAATATACTATGAAAATGAAAAAGGGTTAACTTAGCTATACATTAAATGACAGTTAGGTCTGAGAAGTGATCAGTATTTTCAACTTGGATTTTAGTATCAAAGTATTCTTCTGGTAATGGGTCATGTGAAATTACAAATACGGTCATATTATATTTCTTTGAAAAGGTTTTAAGTAGATCAACTACTCTAAATATTGAGTCAACGTCTAATGATGAAAAAACTTCATCTAAGAAAAGAAGATTTACCTTATTATGCTTTAATTTAATTAATTCAAGAATGCATAGCAACACAATTAAATTCATTTTCTTTTGCTCTCCAGAAGATAATGAGTCTGGCGAAACTTGCATACCTAAATGGGTAATGATTGGATTAAATTCTAAATCAAACTCAAATGCAAATTTGAATTCAAGAACCTTGGCTGTTTTTAAGATCTTTTTATTTAATAATGGAATAATTTGACTCATTAGCATACGCTTCATACCATTATCAGATAGAATCATTTCCATTTCTTGAGAAACTTTTAATTTTTCAGTTTGACCAGCCAGGCTAGTACCAGCAGTACTTAGTTCAGTCTCAATATTTTTTATTACTTCAACTAGATGTTTATCTGATGTTTGTTTTCCTTGTTGAGATAACTGCTGAATTTCTCTTTTTACCGTAGAGACTTGAGCATCAATTTTATAGAATTTGTCCTTTGCTTTATTTTGGTCTGCTTCTATTAATGAAAAACCTGATTCATTACTCTTAATCGTTTGAGAAATAGTTGGAATAGAGGACTCTTGTGACTCTTTTAATTTTAATAATTTATCCTTAATTTGACTATGAATTTCATCAGTTAAGTCAGATAAACAATGTGGGCATTTATTTTTATTGTAAAGATCAAGTTTCTTTTGTATTTCTGAAATATTTGCTCTAATTGTAGTTAATTCATCACGTGATGTTCTAACCATTGTTTGTATTTCTGAAAGCTTTGTTGTAAAACTGCCCGCTTCAACTCTGGCTGACTCTTTTAAATCAACTAATTTTTTCAATTCAATATTAAGCTCTTCAATTCTAGCAGTATTAGTTGCTTGAATTTCATTTTTTAAATTTTCAAGTTGATTAACTGATGACTCTAATAATCTTTGGTTACTTGCAATTGAAGATTCAAGTGGAGTAATTTCTCCTTTAACTCGTTTAGTATCTTCTTTGGATATTTTAGACATGTCATTAACAATATCTAATCCAAAAATCTTATCAATGATCTGGCGTTTATCCGCTGGGCTTAATTTAACAAAACTTTTAAAGTCATTTACTGATAAGCTAATGGTATTTGAGAATACATTAAATGGTAATTTAGTTAATTCCTCTTCAATAAAATCGTCTACTCGTCTTTTATCTGGTAAATTATATTCAGCACCATCAATTGAAAGCTTTGAGAAATTAGGCTCAAGACCACGTTCTATATCAATAAGCCTACCATTGCCGGTTGTAAATTTAATTTGAGTATAGGCATTCTTATTAATTCGGTTTGGAATTTCTTTGGTTTTACGAATTGCCGACTTTCCATAAATGGCAACAGTTAATGCATCAGAAATTGATGATTTACCACTGCCGTTTTTACCCTGAACCAAGATTAATCTAGGATCATCGGTAAATTTAAAAGTCTGTAATTTATTGCCGTATGAGCAAATATTTCTAAAGGAAAATTCGTGTATCTTCATTAATTTAAAAAATAGGTAAGTTCTTGATCTGGATCAATATCTTGTACTGTATAGAATTTATATAGTTTTTTCTCAGAATCATAGTCCCAATTAATATTAGGCGAAGCTGATCTTCGATAAATTGAGCCAAATCCTAATAGAATTGCATGAGAATCTATGTGCAACATTTTATTTGGATTAATTGCATCATATACAATTGCTTTGAATTGATCAGTTGAAATAAGCCCGCGGTCTAGTCTCTCCTGTAAATTAAGTTCGGCAAGTCTTTCAGCAATCTCTCGTTCTTTATTCATACCGTCTGAATTGACAAATAGTCGGTTGTCTAATGCTTGATCATGCCTATTAAGTAAAAGTTGAGTTTTTTGGCTTATTGGAATCCATGCGCAAAATTCAATGGTTGAATTTCTATAAATTTGGGTACTACTAAATACACCAAATTCTTTAGAATTTACCGGTTTTACATATAAACTAGATAGGATACTTGGGTTACTCATCAGTTGCTTGTTGTTTTACTAAGTTATGAATTTCTATAAATTTTTGAGCTAATTCAGTTTTAAAAGTGTGTGAATAGTCTTTTGTCTTTATGTAGCTTTTAAATATATCAATAACATTAAATTGATCTTCTGGATTAAAGTCAGTTGAGGTAGACTCATCGGTTACTTGATCAACGTATGTAAAAAATTCAACTTTCCTATGTGTTGATTTTGAAATAAGTTCTAAAAATCGAGTTACTGAGAATTTATTAACAAAATTTACGCTAATCATAATATCAACAAACGAATTATTTAATTTTTCAATTACTTCATTTGCTGGCATTTCTAATAATTGAAATATATCAAATTTCTTATAGACTGGAGATTGAGTATTCTCAATGAACCTCTCAGTTAAGACTTGAGAAGATACGTCTAATTGATAAAAACCTTTAGTATTATCACGATCTCCTCTGTCCATTTGATATGGTGTTCCAGTATAGAGAACATTTTTAAATTCTTGACGATGATGAATATGCCCGGCATAAACGCGTCTATAAGAAGATAGCATATCTACTTCAATTCCGTGTTCAACCTTTGTCCATTTATTAAAACTAAGCCCTTTAATATCTGCGTGGCAAACAATATATTCACATAAATCTTTATGATCAGTTATTATTTGGTTTAACCGATTAGTGTCTTCAACCCATGGTAACATTAAAAAGTTATGGGCTCCGTTAATCGTAATAATTTCAGGATTTTCAAATACATGAATATTATCAGCAATATGTGAGATTGCTTTTAACGAGTGAACTACATTTCTATCTTTATAGTAAACATCATGGTTTCCTATAATAATATAGATACCTCTTTTAAATTTCTCAGAAAGCTTCTTAAAGATAGTTAAGGCTTCATCATGCACTCTAACATTAATTGATTCACGTGAATGAAATACGTCGCCTTCTAAAAATAACACATCTCGATCTTCATCAAAATCTTCATCTACTTTATTAATTAAAAAGTCCAATAGAAAATCCTTTTGTATTTGGATCCATTCGATTGAATTATTTTTAATACCTAAATGTAAATCACCAACTAGTGTTATTTTTCTGATATTTGTAAGCTTCATTTTAAAATATTTTATAGTTCTTACCCATGCTATCTAAAAATCCGTATTTACTATTTAATTCAACTAATAAAAGCTCCTTATTTTCATAAGTTAGCATATCGAATATTTTTTTATATTCCATATTAAGAGTTGAAGAAATTGATTCAAGTACCTGGATTGGGCTAATGAATACGGTTGTATTTGTTCCAGCACTCAACCCGTTTAAAATTATACCAAATATTTGGTTAATTTGTACTTTTGTAAATTTTTGCTTTTCAGGCTCATCACCTAGGATCTCCAGCAGTTCAGAGCAACCTTTGATAAAGTTGTATATGTCTCTTTGTACAATTGTATAGTCTACATGATCAGAATATCTGTCTGGATCGGACATTGAATGAGCAGCCGAACCACTTTCTAATTTAATAGCTGAACCTGAAGTTGGTGAATTATTATCGTCTTCGTCATTATGTTCGTATCCTAAATTATAAGTATTTCCAAAAATCTTATCATTTCTTTTTAGGTCAGAATAGGCAACCTTACGGCGTTCTAATTCTTCTTCGTCATATTCTCCTTCAATTAATCCATCTTCTTCAATAATGACGTCTTCATCGTCAAATTCTAAGGTATCGTCTTGTTCAACGGTTAAATCATTATCTAAATCTGAAAAATCGTCTGGGTGTTTTCTTGGTGCCATTTGGTTATGTGTATTTTTATATCGAATTTAGCAAATCATCATAATCTGCAGAAGTTCGATGGGATTGGACTGGTACTGGCATAGCTAGTGCAACATCCATTGGTATTAAATTTTGAGGTAACGTTGTAGTATTAGTATGAGCAGTTTGGTATTGAGTTCTCATTTGATTTTCAAGAGATTGAGTATCATCGTCATCTGAATAAAATTCGCTAGCTGGATCGTATTCTTCAGTTAGTTTAGCAAACTCATAACTCATTCTATACATTTTAAAACTTTCAGTATAGCCACCATCTCTATTTGCAATTAACTTAATCTTCATACGCTTTTCCATAGGTCCACGAATTAGTCCAAATAGGGAATCTACTGTATGTACTAGACCGAATGATTCTGCAATATCTGACATGCTTAAGTCTTGATCATCAACCGCATCTCGTTTAATTTGAGTTGCTGTAATAATGCACCATTCATTTCGGATTGCAACTGCTCTAAGTTCTTCAGAAATAACCTTGATCTTTTCATAAGTATTGCCCTGTTCTCTAAGCGGTCTCATTAAGTTAATATAGTCAACTACAATTACGGTAAATTTAATTCCAGAATTTTGTTGAACTTTTAAAAAGTAGTTTTCTACATCAATTGCTGAGGCAGTTCCAGTAGGAAATTCCTTAACAATTAATTGGCCAAGTTGAGGCATATCTAACTTAAGCTTTTGTATTTTACTAGTAACTTCAGATACTTGATTATTATCAAGCATTGAATCATAGTCCTTAAATGGAATACTTAATATACTTGAGCCAAGCCTCTTCATGTATTTACGGTCAGATAATTCAAGAGTTCCTATGCCTACATGACAGCCTGCCATAAATGCTCTGGCTGCAATATTTGAAAGAACCATTGATTTACCTACTTTAGGTCTTCCTTGAAAAACTACTAATGTTTTTGGATTCCAACCTCCACCTAATGTTTTATCAAAGAATGGGAAGCCGGTTGGATTTCCAATTTTTGAAAGTTGAACGTGATCTATTGAAGTAAAAAAGTTTAGACCAGACTCTGCGCTTGTAAATGAAACATTTAATTTGCTATTGAATTTTTCTCTAACATCATTTGTAATTAATTCAACATTCTCCGGATTAATATCGGTTGTCTTTAAATACGACAATACATCAATTACTGATGCATTTAAGTTTTTATAGAAAATAAAAGCCTTTGTATATTTAAAAAGAAACTCATAATTATAACTAGATAAGTCTACTTCAAATAGTGAATTAAATTTTTGTTCTGAAATATCTAGATTTGAAAGATTTGCAATTTGGCGTAATTCATTTCGAGTTGGAATTTTAGAGTATTCAATGAACCATTTTTTAGCTTCACGATATAGTCTTTGTAAGGTATCATCGTTAAAGTAATGAGCTTTAATTAAAGGAATAACTTCGCGTTTGTCTAATGAGTCGAAGTTTTTAGGCTTAATGATTACATCATTGTCATCTTCGGTTAGAACAAAGTTAAAAATTATTTTTTCGAGAAGCTCAATGTTCTCTTTGAAATCTATCATCATATTTTTTAGTTCGAAATTATATAAAATTTTAAAAATTCAGATTGATCAATTATTATAAATTCACCTTTCTTAATTAGGGTAGTGTCTTCTATTAAGTCTTTCATTAATAGTTTTAGTTTTTCTAAAAATTCAGCAGTTAATTTATCTCCAAATACATATTTTAAAGTCTTTGTTGAAAACTTAATATCTTCTGGGTCAAAATCTTTAGACTTGACTTGGGTAACTTTTACAATGTATGAAAGAATATCAAATATAAAGTCTTGCCTAGTCGGATAGCTAGGCAAGACTGTATGCGAATCTAGTAAATATTTAAGCGGAATATTTGGCTGTAATTTAAAGGTCATTGTCAGAATCAGTTAAATCTTCTAATTCATCTATTTCCATTTCGTCTATTCCATCTTGAGTTTCAGGAAATTTAAACTTAGGTTTAATGGTAGTCTCATCTAATTGAGTTAGCACTTCATGAGTAAATAGCCTAGCTGAGAAAAATTCTTTAACTGGAACCGCATCACCATTGTGTTTAATGATATATGTTTTTCCAAGTTTTTTTGGTAGAAAATAGAAAGTCTCTCCAGCCACTTCAAATTTTGAACATAATTCGGATTCATCTGGTTTTAGTTTAGAGAATTCCTTTTCAGTTAACTTATTACCTCTACCAACTCCACATGTTTCCCAACTAACATACTGCTCAAGGCCGACAAATGGATTCATACCTTTATGGAATGAAATATGAAATTCAATATCAATCGGTCGAGCTAAACGATTCTTTTTAGTTTTAGAACGAACAATAATTCCAGTAGTGGTTTTAGCTTCATCGCGAAGAGTTCCTTTACTCAACATCAAAATAATTGATGCAGAGAATTCTGGACCGCCACCGCCGGACATACCCTTTGGAGTGTATTGATCCATTGAGGCATATGTGTGGTTTGTAAAAATAAATGGAACTTTATAATTTGAAAGATCCAAAGTTAATGATTTGAATAGTGACCTCATTTCTTTTGCACGAAGTCCCATATCTGCAGCATTTTTACCTGCATCCATATCGCGTTGACTCTTATCAGTATCAAGCATTCCTACTGAATCTACAAATAGTGCAATTTTAAGTCCTGGATTCTCCTTGATTGTGTCAATTAGATCATGAACATAGAATTTAACTTCACTAATAAGACCCATACGTAAATATTTTAATTTAGTTAGGTCTACTCCAAATTTAACATAGTCACTTGAATCAATTGCACCTTCGGTGTCAATATAAATTACCATGTAATCCATTTTTTGTAATTCACGAACTGCATTTAAGCATAGGAATGTTTTACCTGAACCTGAATCTCCAGCAATTCCAATACTTCGAGTATTGGGATAACCTCCAAATAAGGATCCTGACATTTGTGCATTTAATAAGTAATTTCCAGTTGGAATGTACTCTTCAATATCAGAGAAGCCTCTGATTTCAATTTTTGATTTGACTTTTTTCTCGAGCAAGTCGTTAAACTTGGCGAATGCGTCCATTGTTGATTTTGCCATGTGTATAAAATTAATATTTTAATATCTTTTACAAAGGATACTAAAATGGGTTTAGTTAAAATATGAAGCTAGTAAAAAAGATCCAGATAGGATTGTTGTATCTGGAAAATCACCATTAACTACTTGATGAAATCCTATATTAATGATTTTTGAATCGTCCTTTGTAAAATTATCTTTTGAAAGATTTCTGGTAAATTCAAATCCATCTTTTGCAGGTTTACCTAAATCAATTCCATAACAGTGCATGGTTAGAGTTATTGGAGAATTCATTGCAATATCTCCCAAATAAAATATTTGGTTCTCAGTTAAACCGAGTTGTTCAATATTTAAGCCAGCTTCTTCAACTAGCGCTCTACATACCGAATCATATGGAGTACGGTCTAGGTCTGAATTGACTTCGTCTATAATTAAGGTATGTGCAGTTTGACCATTTGCCTTATTTGAAAACTCAAGAGCATAAATTGACTTAATTGTATCCTCAGCCGTTTTAGTAAATGGTATTAAACAAATATATTCTGAATCAACTGATAAGTATTGAGCTGAGTGTTGATCACGGTTAACTGTTAATAAGTTAAATTTTCCTATTTTGCTAGGGGTTTCATTAGATACTTGATTATGCATTAGCTGTAGATTTTTTAGTAGGTGTTGTACTCAACATTTTCTTCATAGTCTTTTTAATTGAGTCAGCAGTTACGTTATTATTTATATAGTCAGACAATTTTGTCAAAAACTCTTCTTTATTCTTAGAGTTTGAATACATCATCTTTAATAAATTTTTACTAGGTAATTTAATTTTAACAGAAAGAGCTAAATCCGTATCTTCTAGTGAAAACATACCGAATAAGTCACCTGGATCAGTAGATACTTTAAGTTGAACCGGTTGAGGTGGTGGAGCTATTGGTTTTGGCGCAATAATTTCAGACCTAAATTCGGCTGGAATTTCTTCAGTTACTTTAAAATCTTCATTTAATGAAGGAATATAATTGATTGACTGAATTTCGGCCATTGACATTGGCTGTTGATCTTCAGAAATCATCATTAGGTCAGAAGAAACTCGGTCAGTATCAAGTTGAGTACCGTCTGATAGTACTGCCATAAATCTGCCATTCCTAGAAGGCAGGACATCTCTAACTTGGACTACTTTCCCTAGTTTAGTTTTATCATTGGTTTTTATCCATTGAAAGTCGTTTGATTGGAAGCTGCTTTTTATTGCAACTAAGGTATCAATATCGTAGTTATTCATAATTATGTTTTTTATTTTTTTAAGCCACTTTTTCACTTGACAATTGTTCTTCTAATTTTTTCATTTGATTCTTTGTATCTACTCGACCATTATATAATTTAGTAAGAATTGTTCGAGCAGCTGAATCCATTTTATTTGTGAAGACTGTATCGTTTTTTGTTAATATTTGGTCAGGTTGTAGTTCAATACCGGGTTTAATTTTTCCCAAATACGCATCTGGCGAAATATTAAATTGAATTTGAATGTTTGGATACATTGAGGCAAAGTCAAAACATGAAACATACTTGTAATAGCCAGGTTCAGGTTTTGCAACATACGCTCCATCATAAGTTGCATCTTCTTCTAGGTCTCTTCTGTCATTTGCCATATAACGGCCTCTATCTAAAAACTCACGACACATTAATGATTCAGTAATGAATACAGCGGAGAATACTTTTGAAACATCAACCTTTGCAAATTTTGAAATTGCAAATGCAACATCAAGTAGTCCAAGTTTATCTTCAATTAGCTTAATAAGAATGGTATCAATAATATTATACTTGATAAAGTTTTCAATATCTTGTTGGGCCTCCATCATGGTTGCATATTCACTATGAAGTTTAGTTGTTCCTAATACTAGGTTAGCAATATAATCTAATTTATAATTTTCAACTACTTTATAAGGTTTAGTATTCATGAATACTTCCATGTAATCTAAAAGACCTAAATGAACTGGCATTTTTGATTTACCAATTAAGGTTTTAGACGGCATTGTTTGCATTGGATCAATATCCAATTTTTTACAACGATTAATTAGATAAATCCAGTCAAATCCAATAACATTCCAACCAGTTAAGAATGGAATTTTTGGAAGAACTTTATGAAAGAACGTTTTCATTAACTCTTCTTCAGTTTCAAAGAAGAGATATTTAAGAGTAAAGGTTTGACCATGTGCTTTAAAGTAGTCATTCACTTCATCTTGCATTTGTAAAATTGGAGACTCTTCCAATTTCTTCATGGTTGACATTACAAAACAAACATTGTCCTCATTAACAAAAGTAATTAAATTAACTGGCATTGCTGCTTTTGCTGGATCAGGAAACTCTTGTGAAGTTAACTGAATCTCAATATCTAAATAATATTTTTTTGGACTGTCATCTGAATAAATTGAGGCAAGCTCAGTTTCATCTAATCTGGTTTGTGTTAATTCCTCAAGTCTAAATTTACTTAACCATTTACCTTGAACTTTTTTTAGGAACTTTCCATCCCAATTTCTGTGTTCAGTTGGGGTTGGAGTTAAGTTCCAATTATAAAGATCATGAGGGAGTATTGGCTTTTTCATAAAGCCGATTGTACCATCCGGTTTATAATAAGAAATGACTAGAGTCGAGTCTTCTGTGTGAAATTCTGTGCTTACAATCATATTAGTTAATATACCAAAAATTAATGGGTTCCAGTTGAACCAAACCCGCCTTCTCCACGTTCAGTTGTCTCAGAATAAAGCTCTTCAAATGGAACATCCTCAATTATATCATAAAATACTGGAACAAGTACAAACTGGATCAATTTTTGACCTGGTGTTATGATTTGGGTTTCGGTTCCAACATTAATCACATGGATATGAATTTCTCCTTGATAATCTTCATCGCAGACTTCCGCACCTTTAATTAATAATTGTTTAGTTGCAACCCCGGACTTGTTAAAGGCAGTTAACATATACCCAGTAGGAATGTCAGCTTTAATACCAGTTGGAATTAGTGCAGAGTTCCCAGGAAGTAATGCTAGTTCAGGATAATCATTTGGAACAAAAAAATCTATACCTGCAGATTTAGAGGTTCCCCTGGTTGGGATCTTAACGTCCCGAATTCTTGAAATTTTCATTAAATATTGGTTTTATATAGTATTACTTGTTCTTTTACCCCCAAAGTGAAAAAAGTTTAACTTTGGATACAATATTGCTGATAAATAACTTTATCAACTCGTAGACCGTTTTTAAATTTATGAATTTGGGACGAATGCGATAAATAAATAACTTCAAAATAATACGCAAAAGCGATGGCAGAAAAATTAAATCTGAACAGATACAAGTCAAGCGGTGTCTACACAGTAGAAATTGATGAGAGTACTAACCTTTCATTACCTCTTTCAACTGGAAGATTGGTAATTGGCTCAAGTAAAAAAGGCCCAATCAATTCAGTAGTACTAGTTAATGACTTACGTACATTATCAGCAGTATATGGTGATATTGACTCTAAATTAGAAAAAAATGGTAATTATTTTCATAGAACTATCGAAGTCGCATTAAGAAATGGACCAGTTTATGCACTAAATTTATTGCCTATTGCTGATTCGGATGTTGCATATTTTACAACATTTAATACAGAAGCAGCTTCAAATAACTCAAGTTGGTCAGCAAGTTCTTACCAAAGCAGCATAGCTGATTTTTATAATACTCAAAAACTATGGTTTGCTGATGTTGACGCTGTTAACAAATATAAAAACTTAGCATTAGGCGATTCATTCCCAGCAACTGGAACAGTAGATAAAGATGCAAACAAGCTGTTAAGCTTAGTTAACTTGTCTAAGAAACATGTTACCTCATGGGCTAGAATAGCTGATACAACCGGATACGATATTAAAGTTAAGGAATATTATAAATTACTTGGAGATAAGGTTGAAGTTCCTGATTTCTTACACCCTGACGATTATGTTTCTGACTATTTTGTAGAACTAGCAGTAGTTGAAGGAGACTGGTCAGATGCTCTTAGATTATCAAAAGACCCAATTTACCAACAGTACTTTAATGCAAGCGGTATCATTTTATCAAAGTTAAATGATTTCCTATCATTAAAAGAAGTTACCGTTGTTAACCGTACAATTGGAGCCATTATCCCAGACTTTAGAGACCTAGCTGGATCACCAGCTGCATTAGATCATTTATTTAATAATAAGTTTTCTACTTCTGGAGTTTATTGTGCTCTTGACTACAAGAAAATTGATATGATCGATTTGCTAAACAATCCAGTATTCGATGGTGGACCAGGTTCGCCAGAAAATGTTGAAACCCAAAGATTAGACCTAGTAGGTTACGGGTTTGATGAAATTGATGCTCAAGTTTATTCAGTAGATACAGGTAACCCAGATTTATCAATTGAGCCAGTTAAATTAATTGATGTACTAAGTTACAAAAAAACTGCTGGTTACAAATATTATTTCAATATTCCAACCACTTCACCTGATAACTACGATATTTTACCAGGCGCAGCACTTAGCCTTGGCGAAATGTATACGGTTAATCCAACTGGTTCTGACAATAATTATATTATTGCAACAATCGGTAGTCCACTGTATAATGCATGGGCAAATGGATTTATTAAAACTGGAGATACTTTACTTACAGGATCTACTAGATACTTATCAACTGATGGAGTAATTAAAACAGTTATGAATGGTATGGTTAAAGTTAGCTATATTGAATTTTATGCATATAGCGATTTAACTTATACTAACCAAGTTGATGCAGCTGCAATAACTAGTGGATCTAATAAGTATCTACATATTGTGTCATCTACTTCTACTGAATTTAATATTGATTTCGATTTAACTGACACTGACATATTTATGCCAGGCTTTAATTATTTTGCGCCTAACCAATTAGTAGTTACCCTAACTCCTACCCTTTATGGAAATCCAGCAAAGAAAGAAACGCCAAATGGAAATGCTGCATATAATGCAGACCTAAGAGGTGATATTGACAACTTTATTAAAACTGGTCAATACGTTAAAGCTAGAGTACTTACAGACGGCAATGGTGACCCAGTTATTCGTGAACGTTTATTAAGGATTAAAACTGTGTATGCAAAAAAAGTAAGTGTTACTTATTTAGGAGATCCTACTAGCACGCTACAATATACAATTACAGTAGATTCTCCATTAGATACAAATGTAACTGGAATTGATCTTACTGATTCAATATTAAAGGTATATAAAGGAATTAAAAATTATGTAACTGATCTTACTGGTTTTTATGTACCGGCAATGTCTCTTGATGAAACTGGTTTATATCCTAACGGAACATCTACTCGTCAAAATAAGATTCTTGACTATATGTTTGAGAATACTAATATTGCATCAACTATTGCAGATAATGAGACCCTAAACTTCCGATATATTATCGATTCATTTGAAGGTCAAATTGCACCTGCTTCTAAACAGCAACTTGCACAGCTTGCAGCAAATCACGGAAAAGCACTAGCTATTTGTAATGCTCCATCTTTTGCTCAATATGAGAAATCAATTGACCCAAGCTTTATCGATTTTAACACTAACTTAGTATCAACTGAGTATATTTCAACTGGTGGTAATCTATCTTCAAATCCTGAATTTACATTTGGATTTGCAAGTGGAGATAAGAATGGTATTGCAATTGCATCTTACGCTGCATATTTTATGCCTAACCTAGTAATATTTGACAATGGTAGAAGTAAATCAGTTCCACCTGCTGCATATATTGCAAATACGTATATGAAAAAATATACAGGCGGAAATACTTTCTCAATTGTTGCAGGTAAGCGCGGTATTATTACTGAGCCAGAAGTAACTGGACTAGAGTATGACTTAACTAATGACGACCGAGATTATTTAGAACCAGTAGGTTTTAATATGATCGTTAGACGTAGAGGTTTCGGAGTAATGATTTTCTCAAATAACACAGGTTATCAAAGAGTAAAATCTGCACTTAATAACATCCACGTTAGAGAGGCATTAGTAACAATTGAAAGAGATATTGAAAGAATCTTATTGAATTATCTCTTTGAATTTAACGATCCAACTACTAGACTAAGAGTTAAAACACTAGTTAAAAACTACTTAGAAGCAGTTCAAGATGCTAGAGGTATTGCAACATTTGATGTAATATTTGATGATTCAAATAACGGTTCTGAGGTTCTTGAAAATAATGCTGGTGTAATTGATATTATTGTTGATTTCCCAAGAGGTATTCAAAAGTTTATCAACCGTATTACAATCACAAGAGCTGGAGGCCAATTAGCTTCTGCTTCTACTGGATTTACTCCTTCATTCTAATTAAGAAAAGTTTAATACAAATAAAAAGGACCTCAATTGAGGTCCTTTTTTGTTTAGGGCCGACAGGATATGTCAGATTCCACCACTTGGTTTAAGTCCAAGAACTTAGTCTTCAATTTCCATAATACTTTCAAGAACTCGAATAGAGTCAGTTGAGTCATTATGCAAAATACCGGTTCCACCGGCATCAGTCCATTTATTTAGCTTAGTATCAAAATCGTCAATTAGGATATCAAATTCATTTCGGGCATATTTCCATTTGTCTTGATCTAAAATAATTCTGGTTTTACTTGTAAAATCTTCAGGTTTAGTAACAGGCTCTTCATCAATGTGAAGGTGTAGTTTAATCCATTTTGTTTTACCAGCTAAACATTCAGGGCTTCTGCTTGGAGCAGATAGAATAATTGGATCATACTGTTTTAAATAGTCCCATAATTCTCTACCATCTTGTGTCCAAGGTAAATCTGCCCAAAAATCTTCTCCTAATTTATCCAGGATTGGCCAAATCGAATTTTTACCATGAAGTTCTTCGTATGCATGCGGAGAAAGTTTTTCAGGATTTTCTGAAATTTCAGTAAAGCCACGATTAAAGTCTACTAGGACCCCGTCTAAATCACAGAAAATTGTGTATTTTCCGCCTCTTTTTTCAAAGACAAATTGTTTAAATTTTTTAAGCATTTTCTTTAAGTTCAAATTGTGTATCTTGATCTTTATTTATTATGGCTAAAAGATCGTTAGCTATTACCAAATGATATCCGATACCATCCCAAGTTACATCAAGGCCTGAATATCTTTGATATAAAACTTTATCTCCAGCTTTAACTGGACATTTTGAATTATCTGGAACTGAGTGGCCAACTGCAATTACGGTTCCTGTATTTGGGCGCTTGCGTGCATCAACTGATAAAATAATACCAGTTTCGGTTTTTGTCTCTACTGTATCTGGTAAAACCAGCAGTCTTTCAAATAGTGGCATAAAGCCTTTTGTTATATCAACACTCATTAGTATTTATAATTTTTTTTGAATTTGTAATAATTAAATTTACGGCGAACTGTTAAATCCACACTTGCTTTTATTGCATCGAGTACGTCAGTTGGAAAAAGCTTTGTACTTAATCTTACTAATGTCTTATTACGATGGATGTTATTCTGGATTGTCTGCCATTCACCAGGTTCCTTTATCTTTAGAGTATCACATGTTATTTCACGCATTACATCAAGGAACCCAGAATCACCTGAATCGATTAGTTCTTTAACATCAGACCACTCATATGATTCTCTAACATGCTCTATTATTTTAGTTACTTTAGAGGCTGTCATTTTTGGATGAACTCTTGGGATATTATCAGAACTGTCTCCAGCTAAGCATTTTGTTAAAATATCCAGAGTTGGATCAATTGTTAAGTGCTGATAGTCTTTTTGGGTTAAGTCATTTATTATATTAATAACCGCCGAGTTATCAATTGACTCAATATCAAAATCAAATAGATTAACTTCTGCCGGTTTTTCGTCTTTACCAAAATCTTCAGTTGTATAAATCTTTTTATATTTTGTCATCTGTTTTGGCATAATTAAAATAACTTTGCGCTTATTGCTTTCCAATAATTGAGTTAAATCTTTGTCAACTGACCAAATACAAATATCTTCTTTTAGATTTTCACAAATGTAGGCAATTAAATCGTCACCTTCTGCTCCAGGTACTCGATTGACTACAACTCCATATTCATCTGAGATTATATTGAGTACTTCATTTTGAAAGTATTCAAAGAACAGATAAATTTTATCATCGTATTTTCTTTGACCTTTATAACTAAAGTCTCCTTCTCCATGTGTTTCAAAATGTTCCTTAATATATTTTTTTCTCCAACTCTTAGAGTCAAATACAAAAAATACAGATTGGATATTTTCTTTAAATGGAGCAAGGATACTACCAAAATAATTTGTTGAAAATGATTTAAACGAATCTTTACTACCCTGTTTAAGAATAAATTTATCATCGTTTAATAAATCAGCAACGTAATACTTTTCACCAATTCTTTTATCGTTTGCAAGAATGTTTTTAACAATACTTACTGCCACGTTTAAAAAAGCATTTCCGTCTATGATTAGATTCATTTTATTTTAATTAGTAGGTTGTTTAGGAACTTGCAGTTTCTTTATTGCTTTTACAATAAGTTCAGATTCTTCTAGTGTAAATATTCCTTTAGCTTGGCAATGATTTGCTGAGGCTACTAAAATAAGAACTGCGTGTTCTGGAGTTAAATTTACCAAAAAGTTTTCATAATCTTCAAGATTAGTATAACTAATTGAAGAAAGTAGTGTAGCGATTGGAGCGGCCTCAGGTTGATTTGCGTCAACCTGAGGAGCTTCAACTACTGGTGGTGTTTTTGATTTTGCCATTTTGTAGTTTAATTATTTTTATAAAGATGCAAATAAATCGTCTAAGTCATCTGCCTTTGGGGCAGCTGTTTTAGGTTTAACTTCAGGCGCTGGAGCAGAAATTTCAAAGTCATCATCTAAATTAATTGATGAGCTTACATTTTTTACTGCTGGCGCTGGAGTGAATTCAATATCTTCACCAAGTGGTGCTTGTGTTCTAGCAACCGGCGCAGATAATTTAAAGTGTTTCTTCATTCTTTCATCTTTAGTGTTTGCAACTAAATTGTCAATGATTTGTTTGTAAGGAACAATTGCTTTAATATAGTCTGCAACTTTTTCGTATTCAACATCAGTCCATTCCTTTAAGAAATATTGACTCATATCTGGCGAATTCTTTTTAAAGTATTCGCTTACAAATTGCATAACCTTAGGCTCAGTAGAAACTGGAATTTCTTTACCTTGAGTTGAGATAATTAATGGGCTAACTTCATTCATGAATTTACTAGCACTAAAATCTCTCCATGCTTTAGTCTTACGCTTAATAACCAAAACAAAATCCTTACCTGTAGTAAGTGAGAATGGATTAATTTTTTGAGTAGTAACTAATTCTTGTTCAGGATTAATTTCTTGTTGGATTAAGTTGTCAATTGTATATCCATAAGAATATATTTTGATTTTACCTTCCATTGTAGGAAATTGTGGATCCTTCTTGATGTAAACGCAAGAATAGTAATTGTAATAACGATTAAAATACTTTTGAATCTCTTCAACAATTGAAGGCTCTTCATTTTTTAATCTCTTTAATTCAAGATCAAGCGTCCAAAGAATTGATGATGCTCCTGTCGTTGATGGACAATCTACATACAACTTTTCGTTGGTTAAAGGGTTAGTTAATTTAGCTGCATATTTTTTGTAGCGGCTCTTAGTTGGATCGGTTACCCAAGGGATAAAACGAATAACTGATTTGTAAATACCGTTTTGACCTTGGTCTGGACCGGGATTGTACACATTGTCGTCGACTTTGCGACCTGCTGCTGATGATTTACCTGAGAAATCATCGAGATTAAGATTGAATAGATCTTCCATATTGTTTATAATGTTTAATAATTTAATAGAATTGTACTAAATAAATGTGAAGAGTTTTGAAAAAAAAAGGACGAGTTGTAAAACCCGTCCTTAAATGTGAACTTTTAGTCTAAAAATTAGGCTTTAGTATCAACTTTAGATTCCTGAACGTGAGTTCGGCCTTCTTGACAAAGTGCTTTAATGTCTTGAAGAACTTTACGAGTTCTAGTTCCAGCTGATTTATTTCCTTTTTCGTAGAATTTTCCAGCTTCTGCTTCTAATTGAGAAACTTGTTCCTTTAGCGATGTTAACCATGTAGGTGTTGTCATAATTTCAAATATTTTTTTATCTTATATTTGAGAAATCCACCCGGTTTTAAATATTAGTGATATTTGTTTAAAAATTTAGCTGCTGGGTATACTTTTTTAGCAAAAGTTATCCAAGTTGACATAACTTTATCAGCTTCAGGTTGAGAAATTAACTTGGTCTCAATAAAAGGTTTTAAGTATTCTTCAAATTCCTGATCAAGAGGTACTCTTTTCTTTTTAGCTGATGCATACATACCTGCAACCATTGCTGGAATTTCATCAGCTAATAAAAAGTAATGATAATCACTTTCAGCACGAGATCTTACTGATTTTGTGGTATTAATAATATGGCCAGTCTTTTTATTTATGCCTTTTTGTAAAAGGTGTTCAAGTTCATGTCGTATATTATCAATTAATTTATAATTTAATGCTGGATAACATTGAGGTTCCGCATCTGGACTAATATAAAGGACTACTTCAATTTCAGGCGACTCCGGCTCGTTTGCCTTTGGAATAAATGAATTTGCATCTATTGCAAACCCTTTATTTTCAAAATTAATTACTTCCCAAGGAAGTCCACTAAAATATTTAGATTTAGCCGGCTCAAATTCTTCAACTCTAACTAACTTAATTGATAGTGTAAATTCAAGTGGGGTATCATATTCAAATTCTTTGGATATTTCTTTACCTATCTTAACACCTGCAGTTTTCTTAATTACGCTAAATAGATCTTTAGCGAAAGTTGAAGCAAGTGAATCGTATTTTGATTCAAATATAAATTGTGAAAACCTTTTTATCATTTTTTAGGTTTAATAAAATTTACTTCTAATTGATTGGTCGAAGGAGATAGTTTAGCATCAAAATCTATATCAATATCACCCTTATCAATACCTAGTTTTTTAGCAGCCATTGCGGATTTTAATTTGTCATAGATTTCTTTATCTAAAAATCCTTTACCTCTAAGGGCATCAACAATTTCAACTTTCTTTGAGTCTAGTTGATTATCAGTTATCCACTTATCTAAATCAACTTGTTTAACTTGATATTCTTTATATCTTTTAACTCCGCCGCCTCCAGTATATTGAGAATGCCATTTCTTATCAGCATCAATTAACACTAGATTAATATCGCCAGTTTGACCAGCGGTTGGAGCTGGTGCATTTGGGTCTGGCGGTAATTCAGCAGTTGCAAATGGATCAGTTGAAGGTGCATCAATTGGACTTGCTGGAGCTGGTGAATTTTCAGCAGGCGCTGAAGCAGTCTCAGTAGGAGAAGGTGGCTCAACTGGTGGTGGAGTAGCCGCAGGTTCATCTGCTTCTAGTAATAACTTAAATTGTCTAAAGTCTAGGATTTCCATAAATATAGTAATTGTTATGGTTATTTATACAAAAAAAGGGAGACAACTGCCTCCCTTTCCATATTCAATAGTTAATATTGGTTAGCCGCACTTAGAATCACCGCAGTTCTTACAAGATAGACAACCTTCTGTATAAACAAGTGCATCAGAGCCACAAGATTTACAGGTTTTACCAGAAACAGGTGTTCCGTCTTTTACAAACTTTTTAAGCATTCGTTTAACTCCAGCTTTCCAGGTAGTAATTAAGTCGCCATCTAGGTTTAAAGAATCTAATAATTCAATAACGTATGGTAATGGCATGCCATGACGTAATACAGCCGAGATAGTTTTTGCCATATCATGATATTTTTCGTCAAATGCATGATTTAGGTTAGGGATCTTAATTGTTTCTCCAAGTTTATCAACATAGACAACGTCATATGAAGATTTTCCTTCTTTTTTAGTTCTAACAATTTTAACTGTTTCAACATAAGTTGGAATTGGGAAATTTTCATGTTGGCCAGTAAATACTTCATACGGCTTTCCATTTAGAAGTCCAATAAGTCCGACCCAACGTTCTCCACTATTCATAAAGGTCGTAACTGAACCTTCTAATGATAGTGGTCTTTTTGGAGCTTGTGAATCGCTAAATAATTCCTGTTTTTTCTTATCGTCCTTTGAAACTAATACACCAGATCGGGAACCGTCTCGGTAAATAGTACAGCCTTTACAACCTTCTTCCCAAGCAGTCATATAAACTTGATTAACTAACTCTTCAGTAACGTGTTCTGGAAGATTTACAGTAACCGAAATTGAATGGTCAACCCATTGTTGAATCTTTCCTTGCATTCTAACTTTTTCTACCCAATCAACATCATTTGCCATTGCTTTATGATATGGAGACTTTTCAGTTAGTAACTGTATGGCGTCATCTGAAAGCTTTTCGATAATGTCTGATTCACCTTTAGGAATGTATTTGTATCCTTCAATCTCAATCCATTTTTTAAAGCCGTGATGAAATACGTGATATTCTTCCCAATGATCCCCAACTGAATCAATAAAGTCAGATTTGGAATTTTTATCATTTGGATTAATTTTCTTTCGGCGTTTATAAGATACCATAAAGGCAGGCTCAATACCTGAAGTAGTTTGAGACATTAATGAAACTGTACCAGTTGGTGCAATTGTTAATAGTGCAATATTACGTCTACCATATTTCATAAGATCTGCATATAGATCAGCATCGTATTCTTTAATTCTTTCTAAGAATGGATGGCCTTCTTCTCTAGCTGCGTCCCATATCTTAAATGCTCCACGCTCTTTTGCTAGGGTATTAGATGAACGAAAAACTTCAAGTGCATAAGTTCTAGCAACTTCAACTGCAAAGTCAGTCGCTTTTTTAGTTCCATAACGTAAACCTAAGGCAGCTAACATATCTCCTTCAGCGGTAATACCTACACCAGTACGGCGACCTTCCATACATTTGGTTCGAATACGAAGCCATAATTCAAGTTCAGTACGCTTAACATCAGTAGATTCAGGATCACTGTCAATCTTAGAAATAATGGTATCGATTTTTTCAATTTCAAGATCAATAATATCATCCATCATACGCAGTGCAATTTGAGCGTGTTCTTTAAATAACTCAAAATCAAATTTTGCATTTTTAGTAAATGGATTAACTACATATGAGTATAGATTAATTGCTAATAATCTACATGAATCGTCTGGGCATAATGGAATTTCTCCACATGGATTGGTTGAAACTGTTTTATATCCTAAATCTGCATAACGGTCAGCAAATGATTCTCTAATTATTTGATCCCAATAAAGAATTCCAGGTTCTGCTGATTTCCAAGCATTATGAATAACTTTATTCCAAAGAAGTTTTGGATCAATTACTTTAGTTACTCTTGGTGTTTCAGAAAAAATTGGATATTGCTGAGTATACGGTTTACCAGCCTTAACTGCTTTCATAAAATCGTCGTGCATTTTAAGAGAAATATTTGCACCAGTAACTTTAGTACTATCAAGTTTAGCATCAACAAATGCTTCTGCTTCTGGGTGTCTAACTGAACATGATAACATTAATGCTCCACGACGACCTCCTTGAGCAACTTCACGAGTTGAATTTGAATAGCGTTCCATAAATGGAATAATACCAGTAGAGGTCAATGCTGAATTCTTAACTGGTAAACCAGCAGGTCGAATATCAGATAAATCATGACCTACTCCTCCACGGCGTTTCATTAATTGAACCTGTTCTTGATCTACTTTTAAGATTGCTCCGTATGAGTCAGATGATCCATTAACTCCAATAACAAAACAGTTAGACAATGACACGGTTTGATTATTATTTCCGATACCGCTCATTGGTGAACCTTGTGGAATAATATATTTAAACTTATCTAGTAATGAAAAGATATATTCTTCACTTAACGGATTTTTATATTTCTTTTCAACTCTAGCAAGCTCTGATGCAATTCGACGATGCATCATTTCTGGATTCTTTTCATAAAGATTACCATCTGAATCTTTTAGTGCGTATTTGTTAATCCATACACTGGCTGCTAAATCATCTCCATTAAAATACTCTAATGATGACTCATTTGCTTCTTCTCGGGTATACGTCATTTTAACCTCGGTTTCTGTTTCTAATACTGAATTGTCTATCATTTTTATTGTTTATTTTTAAGTTAATTTATTGAAAAAAGACAACTCTACCCCAGCGGTTTACTGAGGTAGGGTTAATTATTGGATAAAATCGTATCTTAGTTGTTTACGAATTGCATCAACTTTATGAACCTTTATTTGACCTGAGTCAGAAATTTTGGTTCTGCCTTTTAGGTGATTTACATCACTGTTAAAAGTATTTTCTCCGTCTGGCATTGTGATGGTAATCGAGAAATTAGACTTATCTAAGGAATATGTTAACGTCTGGCCTTCAATTTTGTTTTTAAGATCTTGCCATTGAAGTTGCTCTTGACCAATTTTATCATATGAATCGGTTAAGATTATACGAGGTTCGCCTTTTTTAAGAATAACGTCCTTAACGTAAAATTCAATAGTATCGCCAGAACGATATTGTTTACTAACCTCTTCATAATTTTCAAATTCAGTTTTATGAAGTAATCCAGTAAAGTAGTTTTGGAATTCAACAAACATTCCAAAGTCATACGGCTTATTAGTTAAAATACCTGTGTATTTTTCTCCAATATTAAGTTCGTGTACTTTTTGAGGTAGAGTTTGTTTAATATATTTCTTATATGAAACAATGAATAGATCATTAGTTGAATCGTAATTCTCAATCATTACTGGAATTTCCTTATTCAAATATTCGTTAAAGTCTCTAATTACGTTAGCTGCAGCGTGCGAACCTGGTAAAAAGCATTTAACTGTTCCTTTATAAAGTGCAAGGTATCCGCCTTTAACAAGGTTAGTAACTTTAACATAGAACCATTTTTCTGTTTTTAAATAGTCTTCCAAATCTTCACGATGAGAAAGAGCAGCACAGCGTTTTTCTGAACCTAAGAAATCTCCATTATCGTTTTTATAAACAATAACTTTAAAACTATGGTTAACTTCATTGTGAACTAATAATGAAGGCTCTGAACTAAATTCTCTAAATGGAACAAAGATTGTAGATAAAGATGCATTATCTTGAACTTCAATCATTTTCTCATCAAAGTCAATTTTCTTAGCAGTAACCGTACAAATTTTACCAAGTTCAAAATCTTTATTTGATGGTACAAATGAGGTTTTTGAATTTGATGAAAAGTACATATCGTACAATTCTTGAGCATAGGGCTCTTTACAGAAAATTTTAAGGCCAGAGCGTTGATCTTCCGACGTTAATTTAATGGTTTGATTAAATTTAGAATTCCCTTGACTGAATAGTAGATCAAAGTCAATTAATTCTCGGGTGTTGTCTTTTTGCATATGTTATTGTTTAAACGTTGCTATCTAATTATACACAAAAGTTGACAGTAGTTTTATGAAGTATGCATTCCTGGGTCAATAAAAATACTAGGTGACCAAGCGGTTGGGTAGAGGCCTGGCATTTTTGACTGGAATAGAAGAGTACCAGTTGACGCTATACTTCCTCTCCATGCAAGTTCATCTAAAAATATTGCAAATAATGGATTTTTATGAGTTAATCTTTCCCATGGCGGAAGGTCATCTTGGTTAAAAAATGGGCTTGAGGCAATTCTAGCAACTTGAACTCCTGGCTTATTACCAAATGAGCATGCAAGTATTGAAACTAAATAGGCTAATTCTTTAACTACCGGTTCAGCAAAAGTAATAACTGGAATATATGCAGCTTTTAATAAATTAATTGCCTCTAAATTTGCTAATTTAAGCTTAGCTGAATTTGGAATTTCTAACTGAATTAGCATTATTGCTAATTTAATTGGAAGAATATACGGATTAGCTGAATCAACTACGGTAAAACTTAAATCTTTTAAACTTTTAGTTAGTGATAAAATTGGGCCAACTATTGTTTTTAATGGTTCTAAAATTCCATCAATTGCAGTATTTAGTAGGCCTTTAATTAATTCAACTAGATCAGTTGCGGTAAGCAGCGCAAAATAACTAACAATATCAAGAGGTAACATTGGAATTTTTGGAAGCTTTATATTAAAGCCATTAGGTAATGTTATTGAAACATAGTTTGAAGATGCAGTAGTAGAAACCTTTGCAAATTCAGAATTTCCACATGGAATCTGTCTAAGAATCTCTTTTAGTGAACTTGAGTTTGGTCCTTGATTGGCAGTTAGCATATCACCGGCATCAGATAACATCCTAAGTATTAATTCAAGTAGATAAGCAAGTGCAAGTTTAAGTAATGGTTTAATTACAATATCTAATGGTATTACTATTTGAATTGGAAATGGTACACCAGTTGGATTTGGAGATTGTGGAACACTTAATGCGGATAATATTGGTAATATTACGGCTTGTGAGATTGAAACAATATCGGGTTTTAAAGGTAAAATAATTGGTGGAAGTAATCCAAGTAGTGAATTAAATAAAGTAGTCACCACTGCAATTCCAATTTCCTCAAGAGCCTCTCCTAATAAACTTTTTAATACATCAATTGTTAGCCCTGATAAAAGAGCATCAAGCAGCGCATTAAAAACTCCAATTGCTGCAAGGATTTGTGGTGAAACTATTTCAGGTGGAGGTTGAGCAGCCGCACAACATGGAGCAGCTGGATCAAATAGTTTTAAATTAGGAGCAGCAACAGATAGTGTAGTAAAAGTTAAGGCTTGTTTAAGACGTTCTTTTCTTAATTTTGCAGCTTCTTTAATTTTACCTTTCTCAGCCTCGCTTAAGTTTGGATCAATATCTTCCTCAGCTGGATTAGCATTTCCTTGTAAATAATCTAAAGCTTTATTTGCATATTCTTTAATTGCTTTTTTAAATTCGCTAACGTCTTCTTCTTTATTTAAGTTAAATGTTTTTTTACTAAGTAATTTAGCTGGATTAACGTGAGATGCCATTCTTTTTATTTTTGCAATAAGATCAGTAGAGTCAAGATCAAAATCTATTAGACCTTTTGCGGCTTTTTCGATTGTTGGTTGCAATCCGCTAATTGCTGATGGTAATTTTGGATTAAGTTTAGTTGGACTATCTGGAAATGAAATTGTACCTAAGTTTATTTTATCAATATATGCATCAAAATCATCTAATACACCTGAAATTTTAGAAGATAGTTTAATTGGGTCTAACGATCTTGCTGCTTTTTTTGATTCGCGCTTCTTTTTTAAGTTTGATTCACCCTCAGCGCCCATTACTTGAGATTCACGGTCCTTTCTGGTTTTATCCTTTAATTTAGCAACGGCAGTTAGTTGAATTTCTCCTAATTTATTAAATTGGATATTCATACTTCTTTTAAAATCTGCAATTTGTTTATTAAAATCATTTCCTAAATCTAAGTCTAGAAAGTTCATCATTTTTTCCAAATCGCCAGCATATGATGCAATATACGTAATTGGATCAACTTCACCAATTGGGGTTCCATCTCTGGTTGTAATTTTAGGGTTTTTGCCAAGTGCTAAAGTTGCAGCAAGTGCAGTAAGTCTAACCGCTTTTGATGCATTTCCAGAAATAGCTAATGGATTAACTAATGAACCTTTAATTAATTGCCCCTTGAATGGATTAGCTGGGTCAAGACCTAGCGGATTTTCAGAGGCAGCTGTTTGATCAATTTCAAATCCATATTTTATAGAAGTAGGCGTCATGTATACCAATGGAATATTGGGAGCAAGCAACATATACTTATTACCATCAGGCGCAAAATATAGGATATAAATGCTAGGTAATGGTATTCCAACTATTGCAATTGGCATGGTTAGAAAAGTAACAAGGGTGCCAACTGGTGTAGATAGTGTAAATAAGGTTCTCCATTTTTGAGGTATTGGTATTAATGCAATACCTAATGGGGTTGGAATAATATTGTTAATTGGATAATATCTAAATAACGGAGCGGTTAAGTCAGGAATTGGTAAAAGGCTTACTTTATTTAATGATTTCGTAAATTCTCTCCAATAACAGCTATTTGTCATATCTGGTAAACTTGCATCGGTTCCGCCCAGTGTTCTAATGAATAATGGATCTTTGCCAAGTTTTTTCATTACTTCGGCTTCACAATCTTTAGTTGGAATAACCGTCGCAGCTGGCCCTTTAAAGCATGCAACATCCGCGATTTTTTTTGCTAGAACGTCTGGGTCCATTGAATTTTCTTTTATCTTTACATCTAATAATTCAATTTCAGTATTACACTCTTTTATTTTTTCAAGTATTTCAGAATAGGATTTAGTATAATAGGCTAATTTTTCAGGTAAAACTGAATCAATTGGACTGTATTTAAAATTTCCATTTGAATAAATGCTGGAAGTTTGAGCTCGATATGAGGTAGGCCTAGCTAATTTAAGCTGAACATCAGTAGTTCTTCTAAAAAAATCCGCAACTTCTCTTTTTGCAATAACCTTTAATTCATTAATTGTCGGTTCTATTTGATTTGGAAAAACCTTTTCAATTTCTGCCTTCTTTTTTATTTCAAGGGTTGAGTTTAGAGTTTCATAAAATTTCTCATAAGCTGCTTGGCTTTTAATATAAAATTGAGTATCTCCTTCTGTTATTGAAACTGGAGCGTTTTCAATTCCTTTAAAAATTGGATCAATTTTATTTGGATCAACTGACAGCCCTCTTTCTTCTAATGTATATAAATATTGAATTGGGTTTGCAAATTTACGGTATAGTCCAGGATAACCATTTGATACTCGGTTATATAGTGCTCCAGGAACATAGTCATAATTTGATAAAGGGTCAGAATTTACAGAATCAGCTGGGATACTTGAACAAAATGTTGCAAGAGTATTAGCAAATGGAGTATTGGTTAAATGAGTATTTTCTTTAACTGGAATATATTTAGTAATTGATTCAGAGCTGCCATCCTGTTTTATTTGAGGTACATTTATCGTAGTTATATCTAAATCAATTAATCTAACTCCAAAGGCTGCTGTAAATGCAGGAATATTAATGATAGTAGAGGTTTGATCATTATCAAAATATGGAATAAATTGGCCGCTTATTTTTTTACATAAAGAACTGAGGGTTTGAGAAGTAGTCGATGCAGATCCAAGTGGAGGTAGTGAGCTAATTTTTTCGGATAGAGCATTGGTTGCTCCTTGTTTAGCAACAATTTGATTTTCTTCTGCAACAATTCTATTTTTACGAGCTTCATAATATAGTTTATAAGCTGAACCACTTATTAGAATATTATAGGCGTTTTCTGAAATAAGATATGTTAATATCTTATTCGAATCATATGTTGTAAATGTTTTAAAGGTTGAGTCACTTAAATTACTAATTATACTAAATGCATAATAATAATTACCATAATTGTTATAGTTATTAATATACTCATTCCAAATTTGATTTTCAATAGCTAGTGTTCGGGTATATTCATCAGTCCAATATAAGAATTGGGAAGTTAATGGTTCAACGTTAGATATTGTAGAATTAAAAAAGTCTAGTCGTTCTTTGTAATACTCTGAAATAACTGTATAATGGTCAAGTGCTTCTTGTACTCGACCTTTAACTACGGCAATTTCAATAGTAGTTGCCTGCTTTGCCATTTGATTAATTAAAATAGCCTTTACGTCTTCAACTCCTTGGTTAATACAATTGCCATTATCTGCTGGCATTGGAATTTTAAACTCTTTTGCAACTGGGGCAATAGGTTCAGGTAAACAGGCTTTTACATTAGCTAGGTCAGCATCAGTAAAAACAGGCGATGCAAGCTTTCCGCACTTAATATCATTAATTAGGCTTTTAAATGTGACGTTCAATGAATTAGGTTCTTTATTTTATCTATCATTCTCTCTAAATAGAACAGCGCTTGTGAGGGTTACTCAACAAGCGCCGATCTGCAATTGTAATTTAAAATTATTAGATAGGTAGTTTGTCTTGTGGAATTTGTACCATTAGGCAATCAGTTGTGATTAATAAGCCGGCAATTGAAACTGCATTTTCTAGAGCAGTACGAGTAACTTTAACTGGGTCAATAATTCCAGCCTCAAACATATCTACGTATTCTTCAGTTTTTGCATTGTATCCAGGAGCTCCATTTTTAATTTTGTCCCAAACAATATCCGGATTAACTCCAGCATTTTCAAGGATTGTTTTAAATGGTTGAGCACAGGCTTTTTTAATTATTTCAATTCCCAATTCAATATCGCGGTTAGGCGAATGAATTGTAATTTGATCAATTGCTTTAAGTAGGGCAAGACCTCCACCTACAACAATACCTTCTGCGATTGCAGAACGCGTTGCTCCAAGAGCATCATCAATACGGTCAGATTTTTCGCGAGCTTCAATTTCAGAAGTAGCTCCAATTTTAATAATTGCAACACCGCCTTCAAATTTAGAAAGACGTTCTTTTAGTAAAATCTTTGGCGATTCACTTTCGCAAGCTTCAATTTGCTGTTTTAAATCAGTAGTTAATATTGCAATTGCTGCTGCGTCTCCATGACCTCCAATAATTGTGGTTGTATCAGACGTAATTGTTACTTTATCGCAACTTCCAACGTAATTGGCAGCAATACTTTCTTTAAGAGTAACTCCATCCATTTCAGAAACAAGAGTTCCACCAGTTAAGGTTGCAATATCCTGTAATTTAGCACGGCGATTTTCTCCAAAACCTGGAGCTCTAACTGCAGCTACTCGTAGGGTACCCTGTAATTTATTAACCAACATTGTATTTAGGGCTTCTCCGTCAACGCTATCACTAATAATAAGTAGTGGGCGACGTTGTTTATTTGAGAATTCCAGATATTGAATTAAGTCTGCAAGATTTGAAATTTTACCATCGTACAATAAGATAATGGGTTTTTCAAATTCAACTGTATTTTTCTCTTGGTTATTTATGAAATATGGAGATAAGTAGCCATTTCCAAATAACATACCCTCAACGATTTCAACAAAGGTTTCGCCAGTTTTACTTTCGCCTGCGGTAATAATTCCGTCAAATCCAACTACTTTCATTGCATCTGCAATAATTTCGCCAATTTCCTCGTCATTATTTGCTGAAATAGTTGCAACTTGTTTGATTTTTTCAAAATCTTCAACTGGCATACTTTGAGATTTTAGGTTCTCAATAATTGCTTTCATACCAATTTCAATACCTTTCTTAAGGTCCATTGGATGAGCTCCTATTTCTACAAGTCTATTACCTTCAGTAAAGATTGCATGGGCCAGGACAGTTGCAGTAGTTGTACCATCGCCTGCTTCTAGCGCAACCTTGTTTGCAACTTGCTTTACCATTTGGGCTCCAACATCTTCCATATAATTTTCGAGTTGAACTTCACGAGCAACGGTTACCCCGTCCTTTGTTATTGCAACGCTGTTATCACGAGCAATAACTACATTACGGCCACGCGGGCCTAACGTAACTTTTACTGCATCCGCTAATGCATTGATGCCGGCTGCTAAATGTTGTCTAGCGTCTGCTTTAAATTTAGTTTGCTTCACTTGTTATTTGATTATTTTACTTTATTATTATATCTGATTTTTCAATTTGGTTTAGGTTAGAAAGCTTTAATGCCACTTGAATTAAGGTAATAACGTCTTTTTGGCAGTATTCTTTAATTCCTTCAACGTTTCCAGCCCAATAATTCTCATGCACTTGTTCGCCTTTCATTGCATCTTTGGGGGAGTCAATGCCAAGTACAGTAGCTAAAAGGTCAAGCGATGTGAATCCTTCTTGCCATGCACCAAATGACCAAAGTTCGGAAGTATCAACTATTGAAGTTTCCCAAGGTTTTTTATCCCATACTTGTAATGGAGTTGCTGGCTCAATATTAAGAATGAATGCTCTTTTACATAGGAACGGAACATCAAATCTTTTAACGTTATGGCCAGCAATTTTTACGCCAGTCTTTGAAAGAGCTGACATTAGTTTAAAGGACTGCCGTAGGATTTCGGCTTCATCATCACCAGCATAGGAAACAATTTGAGCAGTTGGCACGCCATCTACAAATTTCATTTTGCCAAATGAGACACAAACAACTCTACCGAATTCAGCATGCAGAGCCGATTTCATTTGATAAAGCTCTTCATCTGACTTGTCTTTATTATCTGGGTATTTAGCCCCTAACTGATTTTTAAGGATTTCTGCTTTAGCTGACCATAACTCTTGCATTTTAGGTGAAAGAGAATCAGCATGATTGGCAGTACCGGCTGTTTCTATATCAAAAAACAGCATTTTTTCTAATTGGTGTGGATCGAACATGAATTTAGTGTTATAAGTTAGGCTAATTATACCTATAAAAAGAATTAAGTAGCTAAGTCTAAAGTTTACTTAATTTTTAATATTAATAAAATAAGTAGACTAAGAATCAACTAACTAAGTTTCTGACGCTATACCCTCCCAACACCCTTATTCTACAGTACATTTTACAAAGGTTTTAAACAAAACTAAAAAATAGTTATGAGTAGAATATTTAAAATGATTAAAATGAACCTTGGTAGTAATTGGTATAGACTTTTCAATACAGTTTCCAGCTGTATGCATCTGTAAAGACTTTAAAAGTTTTCATTGGATTGCGTGTGTTAATACCAATACGACTAAAGCCCATCGAAAATTACTTGAAGATACGCAACTTCAATTTCCTGGACTCGAATTCATATTTTTACCCCCCAAGAACTTTAAATACGATACCTACTCTGGTGTAGAACGTGCTAAATTAGCAAACTATTCACTGCTAGTTGATACCCTAATAAATCGAGTAAAAGAGGTCATTAAACCAGAACCAGACCGAATCATTTCAATTGAAGGTATTGCGTATGGGGCTCAAGGTAATGCCTTATTAGATATAGCTCAGTCAACTGGAATGCTTAGAAAAAAGGTGCTAGATGACTTATTAAATAACAAGCAGGAAAGTCTATTCATATTTTCACCTGGCGAACTTAAAAATGCAATTGGTGCAAAGGGTAATGCTGGTAAAATTGACGTTTACAAACAGTTTATGGAAACCCCGCTGCTTGCAAAAGACAGTAGTTTACATAAAGTATTAATTCAATATAATGATCAAATTATTAAAAAAGATGTGGTAGGTTCGCCATTTATGGACATGATTGATTCGTATTTAGCCGTCCTTAAGGTCTACACATCACTAAAAGAATCCTAACCAAATGGCAAAGGCTAAAGAAAGTAAGTATTACATTAACAACCGAGATTTTACTAATGAAATTATCAGGTGCAAGCATGGAATGCTTAATGAAGTAACCGGTTATCAGCACACTGCTGGAGAATTATCCCCTATTGCAATCAATTATTTTATAATTCTAGCAAATAGAGCAATCTTAAAATTAAGGTTTAGCAATCCACTCGATAAAGAGGACTGTATTCAGTCGGCTCTATTAGATCTACTTAGATATTGGAGAAACTTTAACGAAGAAAAATCAAACAATGCATTTGCCTATTTTACGCAGATTGCAAAGAACGGATATGCAAAGGAATACAAAAAGATTTACAAACACATAGGTAAAGGCGAAAAGGTTGAGTTTGTATCATTAAGCCATTCTGGAGAAAGTGAAATCTATACGATATGAACATTTTTGTACCTAGTCATATATAAATCCACTAGCACTAACCTCCTTAATAAATAAAGGTAAAGAGCTGGGCAATAACTCATGAACATTAATAATCTGGTATTTTTTGATAAAAATGGTGAATCTTATAACTTTTCACAAAACACCGAAACCGGTGCTTGGGAAGGTTCTGATTACTTTTTACCAATATCAACTGCGTTATATGACGTTTCAAACCTGTTTATTCTTGAAAAGGTTGGAGATAATTACAGATTTCCAGTTTTAGAACCTGGCTCTAAATTAACAGTTACTTGGCAAACTGCTGAGTCTGCTGATAATTTTTTCTTATTTACAATAGCAAAAGAGGATAAACATACCGATTCAACTACCTACTTATCAAGACAGTCTAGGCTTGATATAAATTACGAAGATCTTTCACCGGGCGGATTTGTTAATCTGGATTTAGCTTACCCATTACAATTAAATGTAGGATTTTCTCCATCAGAAGAGGTTAGTTATAACCGAATCTTAAATATTCATTATGAAACTGGTTCAGGTAAGACACTAATTGCCTCTATTTACTTTTACGGTGAAGGCGAAGATGAAGATGAACGTTTCCGAATTTGGTTAGCCAACTTTGGAATCAAGTTTAATCGAGAAGATGCTCTTTTACTAAAAGATTACGACCTAAAAGAAGGTTTACCTGACTGGAAACAAATTAACCAAGCCCGAAAGCAGCTATTAGTAAACCGCGATCAAATTTATCCATACGTTGGTACCTATAAAGGACTTATTAATATTATTAATATTTTAGGGTATCGAGATGTACTTAGAGTAAAGGAATATTGGCAAGATCAGGACTCCAAGTCTGGATACTATGGCAAATATGCGATGGTTGACGTTACTGACCTACTTACAACAGGTTCAATTGATGAATTAGATTTAGTTGATCTAAATGGCCAACTTAAAAAAGGCGGAAAATTTAAAAAGACTGAATTTCTTGCGCTGGTTTATGAATTTTCAGTTGCCAGCAATGTTTATGATGACGATGGTGTTCCAGAAGTTGAATTTACCACAGATTTCACAGTAGACGAAATATTTTATAAATTAAATCGCCTTTCTACTAAATTAAAAACTGAAATTTTACCAATAAACGTTGTAATTAAGGACGTTATTGGAGAATTCATATATTTTAGTAAATTTAATATTAGAAGTTGGTCAGATTCTGCAATAATTACTGAATTGCAGATAAATGATGACTATAATACTATAATTAATCATCCATCTTCTAAATCTCAACTACTATTAATTAGAGATATTAAACCTCTATACCCTAAGCTTAATGGAACCTCAGAATTTCCTGAAATTACTTTTAATCAAACCACAATTTTCCCATATCAAAATGGCCAAAAGTATACAATATCAGAAATGCCAAGTTTTATCACGGCAATTGCTGATTACTATAGTGATATAAATCGATATGAATTTGAATTACACGGACAAACCAATCCAACTGTAACTGGCGATGATATTGATGGAAAAGTAGGTTGCCCAATTACACTTGAAGCCTATATTCCAGACTTTATGTTAGCTGATTTAGATGGATCAAAATTTGGTGATTTTAGTGGCAGCCATTTTACAATAGGTAATATTCGATACCGTAACGGTTATGAAATTGAGTGGAATATTACAGGACCTCAAGGTTATGTATTTAATTGGAGAAGCAATCTTACTGATTTAGTTAAACTGCCTCATATTTTACCACATGTCGGAGATTATTCAATTAAATCAACTGTTTATGATTTACAAGGCGGTCAAAATGTTAGCTATTTACACACAACTGTACTTAATGAAGAGCCAGTAATTGAAGTATTTATGAAGGTCCAAGATAAACCTAAATACCAAATTAAGGACTTACATAATATAATGATTAAAGATCTTGGAGATAGTCCACTATATTTACCATTTGCAAATGTAGTTCAAGGAAATACATTTAATTCAGGATTATCTCAACACTATTTAGATTGGAACACCTATTCAAATAACTTTGGAGTAGGTAATCCACAAACTGAATCTGAAATATTTACAGAAGGTACTGGCTTTGAATTAATTAAAAATTCTACAAATTCTGCTAAATTACAATATGGAACAGGTTCAAGTCAAGAAGGTCAACCTACGCTTGGAGATTATAGAAATGCAACACTACAAGACCTAATTCTAAATAGGCTATCTGATTTTTCATATACGGCTGACCGATTAAATGGATTTATAATTAAACTGGCTGAATACCCAAGCCATACTCTAACTTACCTTAATTTCTATTCAGACGATACACTAGGTGCATATGCATTGGGCTCATATACTGATGCTGAGGATTTAGCTGATCAATTAAATCATGAAACCGCTGATCTAAATATTCAAGAATATCGATACGTTGCAGTAAACGAAAATATTCATGCTCATGCAAAGAGACAAGACAGAACGCTACACCGAGTTTTGGCATTAACTTATCAAGGCTCTCCTAGGTTTACTGAACATGTATATACGTTTAGTTATCCTAGACTAGTATATTCACCGACCCTAGTTAGTACCTTAAATTCACAGCTTTCTCAAATTGCTAAAGAAATAGATGAGGACTTATTATTTTTAAGTGTACCGTTTGATGACTGTTTAAGAAAAACTGGAGAAACCGCTTATTCGAATGGGTCATTTATAATTCCAAGTTCCTTTCCAAGTGCTAAAACTTTTATCCTAACTCGTCCTCAGGAATTTATAGTAGGTAAAAAGGTCAGGGCCTCTAGTATATCAAACCCATCTGATTGGGCTGAAGGTATAGTGACTCAGCCTGCGGGTATAGATAGAATCCTTATAACTTTCTCAAGTAGTTCATTAACTGGTAATGTTGTATCAGACTGGAAATTTGAATATGTTGAAAGTATCGCTAATTTAACCCCAACTGAAGCAGTTGCTGGTACCCCAGATTATTGGATTAATAATCAATTTGGAAACTATATTGAATTTTCATCAACTACTGATCCAACTGCCACAGTTACCGGGTTCTTACCTTCTAACTTAGACCAAAATACGTTTAGCCTTTCCAACTTAAAAACTGGACCAGATGGGCTGGTTATTCCATTACATCAACCAGTATTTGCAGCAATTGCCAATATTGAATCTAAAAAGGAATGTATTTGGACACTAAGGCTATTTGACAAACAGGTTGTACAAATTAAAAATACTTCAACCTTTATTTGGAGATTTTCAGATCCTGGAGAATATTCATTAACCGTAAAAGTAACAGACATTAATAACAACGAGTATAAACTGGTCACTAATTTTAATGCAATTCATGCAAATGGAATAAAGGACTATACTAAATACCTTGAAGGCACGCTTAATCGCCGCAACCTATTATACGGTTCACGTCGATTTGCTTAATAAATAAAAAAGACAAAAAATTACTTAAAAAATGGCATTTACTAACCTAAATTTAAACACAACACCTTTATTGGAAACAACATTTATTTCTGATATGCGACTAATCGTTAACGCTAACGTTGCTGTCGTTAAGGGTAAAGTTGAAGACTTAATCAATACCTTTGAATTTGATTTAACAAACAAATACATTGGAGTTGATAATTACTTTAACCAAGTTAAAACAAATAACGTAATCCTAGGAAATAGTATTTCCTTTATGGATTCAACCAATGTAATTGGAAGTTTAACTAAATCCTCTGGCAAATCAATATTTTCAGTTGATAAACTGGTTATTCAAGCTGGCGGATCAATCGATATGACTGGTACCGGCAATGCAATGGCGGTAAAGAAATTAGGAGTAGGCATGTCATTGGTTAATTTACAAAATGTTGCACTATTTGCAGATGATGGATTCTATGTAGGTTCTCCAAATACATCAACTCCTGCTAAAACTCAACTTTACGGAGAAACATTACTGTTAGGCCAAGCAGTTACCCAAAGTACTGATACTGAGGCAGTTCCTAATTTAATTACGCTAAGCGCTGAATCTACTTATTATCATAAGACTCTAGTTTTAAGTAAGTCTAGTAATCAATTCATTTATCTTACTCTTAAAGCGGCAGATTCAAGCCCTAGTGGAAAACCGATTTACTTATTCTTAATGGAAGATGCCGCAAATCGTCCAAATCCAGGTCAAAGCTTTACAATTATAATTAAAGATTATAAAGATTCAAGCGGATTAAATTCAATAGCAGTAGGATATTGGGGAGATATTAAAATTGTTCCAGGTTATATTGACGGAACCAATACTCAAGCTTTAATAAATGGTGGGACTCACTCAACTGAAGCAACTTCTGCAAATGCAAAAACATTTGCACTAGCTAATCAGCATATTCAAATGTATAATACATCAATCCAAGCAACACTTACTGGATCATTAAAGTTTGGATCATCTGTTACTTTAACTAAATTTGAAAACTTACCAGCAATTGGAACAGTTACTGATGCTCGATTTGTTATAACAGGTTCTCATAATATTAAAATAGTAAACTAATTTAACTAAATACCTATGGCAGTTGCACCACTAATAAAACCAATACAGACCCAAAAGGGAATGTTTTATACATTCCAGAGTTCTATTGAAGATTTAAGTTTAACCTTTAATAATAACACAAATAAGTTTAAATTTTCTAAATTTGCCCTGTTGCGTATTCCAGAAATTGGAATCCCAACTACTATGACAACTGACAATAAAATGCAGTTTTTTGCACAAGGCGAAACTCCAGTACTTTCTAATTTATCAAATAACGAAAATTTAAACCTAGCAAATAGCTTTCAAAACTATGCGCTTAACCTTGAAAGTTTACTAATTTCTCAAACTTCATATAAGAGAGAGAAAAAATTAAATGTATCTGAGAGAGTATTTTGGAAATGGTTAAAAGAGACTGGCGCAATTCGTTGGAGAGATTCAAACACTACTGAAGTTATTCAAACTTTACCAGTTGGTCAAAGCCGTTGGAGCGAAGATTGGTCTGATCCTAACTCTACAACATATGACCGCGTAGTTAAATATATTGGAGAAATTGATGTTGTAAATTCAGTTCGTAGTAAAGATAATTCGTATAGCGAATTGTATATACATGTACCAACAAACGTAGGTGCAACACCAACTGTTTTGTTTGAATCAAAACCTGATGAGAATTACGGACCAGATATGATCATTGTAAATACTCCAGGCGATCCATTAGATCTTGAATATCTTAATGGCCGACACTACAATGATACTCATCCATTTGCTGGAATGAGTTTACAGGCATTTTATGACCTAGATGCAAATATTGTTGACAATTATATTTCAAATACTTTATCTGCACAGCCAGCATCTACTGGATTTTGGTGGGGCTCTCATTCAGTTCAAAATGCATATTATACAGATAAGGCAGAATATTTTGGAACTCCATACAGCGGAGTACTAACTTCTGCTCCTAAAAATCAAAGAATTTTTAAAGACTATCCAGCTTCATCTAGATCGGTTGAATATATTAGATCAACTCATGATGGTATGGCAATTGATTTTAAATTATCTGACTATTTACTTGCACAACAAAATACCAATATTAAATCATTTGCTCAATTAAATGATAGTTATACAAATAGTGATTTTGAGTTTAATGCAATCCTAGTTTATTATGATGTATATGATCCATCGCCAAATGCAGTTGCTGGTACAGAACCAGTTACCGTAACCAATTTATATGGCGTTTATTTCTTAAATAAAGTAGTTCAAAGCGGTAGTGAGTATATCATACCAATGATAACTAAGAATAAACCAGATACCATTAATAAAACAAATGGAAATGCCTTTGCCTTTAAAGTAAATTTAAAATTTGATACTTCAATTGAGGACGTATCCGTTGAAAAATCAGTTAATGATTATAGCACAGTTGCTTTAGAATTATTTTATGATGTACTAACTGAAATGAGATCATTACAAACTAAATTTAATGATAAACTACTTGAACTTGAATCTTTAAAAACCGATGTTAATTTAGCAAAAGATGCTTTATTAAATACTACATCGTTAACCAGTATTTCTACTAGACTTAGTAATCTTGAAACTACGGTTGCTGCCTCAACTTCTGCCTTTGCTGAAGCTACTTCAATAATGATGTTAATTGACAGCGTAAATAGTCGAATTGATGAACTATTAAGCGGAACAGTTTCATTACAGATAAAATATAACACTGATTCGTTTAAACCTGGATATGGCATGGTTCTAGATAAAACTATTCCAGGACAAATTGTATTTGCATCAGGAGTTCAAAATTATTCAGTAATTAATGAAGTGGACTTTAGTGTTAATACTCAAGGAGAAAAATATGTAAAATTAGGAATTGGTGGAACCCAAATTCGCCATCTTAAATTAAATGGCTCAGGTAATCCAATACCATTTACTCTTACTAGAGACTTGACTCTGTATATTGATGATTCAATCAATGCATGGAGCCTTGGCCAAACCCTAAGAATTGTTTGTGATTCTCAAATCATTCCAAGTACTTACACAATTACTCTAAAAACAGATTCACAAAATATAACAAATTCGCTTGCGTCTTATAATACAATAATTGCACAATTAAATGCAGCAGATTTTCCTACAACGTATGGAAGAACTGGTACAACCATTATTGATATTATATGTACAAATGCTAAAACTTTAACGTTCAGCGTTGATAAAATAATAAGATAACTAAATGGCAGCAGACAAATCATCATTAAGCGATTACTTAGCTGAGCTCGGCGTCGATATTAATAATCTTCAAGAATTTTTACTTAAACTTTCTTTAATATTATCAACTAAATCAGACTCGGTTACAATTAACCAAACTCTACAAGATGGGACAACGGCCGCTTATCTAGTACCATCATTTGGTTACTTAAGTGGTCGTGTTAATAGCATAGAACAAAAATTTAATGATCTATTAAGTGGCAATGCCAATCAATTAGGTGTTAAAGATGCCAATGGTAATTTAAGAAAATTTGAATTAAAAGATATATCAGCAGTTATTTCCGATTTAGAAAATGTTAGTAATTCTGGCGTTACTTTACCTGCAAGCTTTAACTATAAAACAAATTGGTTTTTTGAATCATTTTTAAATCCATTACTCTACATTAATGTAAATACTTCTACAATTACAACTGACACTGATATTAATAAATTTGAAGTTAAACGATTAATTATTACAAGTAATACTCAATCTCAGTTAGACTATTTTGATGCAACATATAAAGGTAAAAATGATTTAGTATATTCAGATGTAATTAAAGATCTGGGAACTCGAATCATTAACTATTTTGAAGATGAGTCTGAGGTTGAATTACCTCCATCTAAAAATACGGTTAGAGGAACCTTTGATATATTAGAGATTTTAGAAGATAGCTCAACTGCAATTGTTGGTGGTCAAACTTTAACAAATGCAGTACGTAGATACAAATTAAGTACTCTAAGATACTCAAATATTATAGGGTCAACCACTGTAGATAAATCACTAGCATTTGGAGATATATTACTTGCAAGTGATAATTCAGAATTTAAAGTTGAATCAATTGATGCCAATTCAAAAACTGTAATTTTATCTTTAATTTTTGGAACTGCTGGTTTAAAAAGAGGATCGGCCGCTCTAAGAATAAAACCTCAATTAACTAAAGAATCAATTATTCAAGTAAATTTAGGATATAATGAAAGAAACCTTATTTTCTTACGACCAATTAGTAATAGGCTTTCAGTAACAACTGACAAATATTCTAAAGGTTTTGGACTATTTACTAATGAATTGACAATTACTATGAATAATGGTAATCAATTATCGTTAACTGATTTTTATACAACATATGTTTCAGATTTTGGAATGCTTTTCTTAAGTTATGCAAAAGAAAAGAAAATGCCAGCATCGCTTGGGGAAATACCAAATAG